AAATATCATTACCGTAAATCGCAATAGCATAAATTACCCCCCCAGCTACCCCCGTAGTCAGCATTGTCCAGTCGCCCGTTAGGGTATTGTACCTGGCAACGCCATTGCCATTTGTATCACCGGCAACTGTAGTAAAATCGCCCCCAATAAATAAATTCCCATTCGATGTAGCAACGGCCCTTACTAGGGCATCCAATAACGGTTCGCTGGTCGTTTGAGTGATCCCCACATTAGCCCACGTTGCCCCATCCCACTTTTCCAGATTGTTGTCAGCCCCACCCGCGTAGACGTTTGTGCCGTCACTCAAAAGCGCATTAACTGTGTTGCCTGGGTTACTACCCAATGCCGCCAGAGTTGCGCCATTCCACAATTGCACATAGCTACCCGGCGCGGTTGAATCGCCGCCGATATATAAATTACCATCCGTTGTCTTTACGAGCGCTCGCGTAACCGCGTTAAGCGTTGTCGCCAGATTTGACCACTCCCCTAACGCGCTGCGCTGGGCTATGTAGTTCGTGGTCAGTGTGTCTTGCACGTCAAGTTGGCTGGCATCATTGCCGATAGACCGCCAGAATGGGTTTTCACAAAACATCCTCATTCCGGTTTGCTCGATGGTTTTTTGCAACCGGGTTAGCTCCAACCCCCCGGCATAGCGGGCGTTGATTTCCAGTGGTTCGGCGTTGCCGGTATAGCGAAAAACGAAGGGTTGAATCGGGGTGACAAGCCGGGATTTGATGGCCTCCAAAAGCGTGTTTCGCCGTGTGTGTAGATTGCCGATAGTGGAGCTATTAAAGCTGATGCCCAGATCAATAGTGCGCGGTTGAATGATGTTATTCTGGAAGATGGCCCCCGGCCCTGCTGCTAAAGCTGTGGTGACAATGGTATCATCCATTTCCCCGCCGCCCACGAATGATCGAATATTAGCGAGTAAATCAGTCCACATATCCTTTACGCGCCCGCCTGACCGCTCTTGCGCGTGGCGTGTAGAGATTGAAGCGTGAGCCGTTCCGGTCCAGTTGTAGCCATCTGACCGGAAGCCTTCTATGTCACCATGTATCAAGGTAGTGGCATAGGCTGTATTTTCGAGTTGAATCCCATCAGCCTTTAGTCCGTTTTCCAGCGCCTTGACACCAAAGTTGCGCGTGCCGTTTGTGGCTGTGCCAGTATACTCAAGATAGTACCAGCCGTCTCTAATCAGACTGATCGTGGTGGGGGTTACATCTGCGCTATCGAAGTATAAAACGGCGTGGGAGGCCGTGAGTACCCCGCCCGCGCTGCGCTTTACATAGGCGCTCAGGGTGTAGCTGCTGACAGTTACAGCGGTTGCCTGATAAAGTCTGACATAGGCCGATGTGGACAGGGCAAACAAAAATGAACCATCCCCGAATAGGGCATCGGCGGTTGAACGGGTAACATCAGGAGAGCCGGCCCCGTCGCCGGCAATATCGAATGACGTGTCAGGGTCAGCGGCTCCGCAAATTGGATTAAGGATTAAGTTAACGGCTTGGACAGGAACTATTACTTTAAAGTATGACATAACCTATTACGCAAAAAGTTGCATAAATTGAAAATCTCTTGACACGCCCGCCGAGTCCATTGCTGTTTGGGTAGTCAAGTTGTAATTGTTTTGCACAGTTACGGTTTCACCCGTTGATACTCCCATTCTATAGCTGTCATTGGGATAGCCAGGGGGGACGGTGAACGTGCCGCCGGTAGCATAGTTCGCCGCCGTTGCGCTGCCTGTGATGCTAAGACCATTGCCGATAGTTGCCGCAGACCGGGCCGCGCTTTCGATGTCTCTAAAGTTGGTTATAAGTCTATCCTTCATTGTGTTATTGCTGTCAGTTATGCCGGTAAATGTGCCGTCAAAAACACCTTTGAGACTACCTATACTCGTCTCTGCTACTTGTCGGGCGTCTCCGATATTTTGATTAAAGCCTTGAAACTCTCCGCTAATTGCCCCCAGCAATTCTCCCTCTGCCTTAATTTGACCGCCTTTAATCAGATCAAAAACCTCATCTGCTGTTGCCCCAACAATCCCAGTTAATTCCTCTAATTTTCCTTTTCTTTCCAATATATTCAGGCTGGTTTTTAGGTTTATGTCTAGTAAGTGTTTTTCATATTCCTCTTGTTCTTTGCGCTGTTGCTCCTCAATAGCCAATTGTCGCTCTTTTAGTTTGGCCTGGATTTCCCCGTTTTGTTCCGTGTAAGCCTCATTGGTTTTAACTATCATCTCATCATAGTGAGTATTGATCTTTATCATCTCCGCTTCATACTCGCCATCTGTCATCTCAGCGCCCCGTGCTGCCACTTCGTTTTTGGCATCTATACGCTCATTGTTTAATTCGGCTATGCGCTCGTTAAGAGTTTGGGTGTTCGCTGCCATTGCCGCATCGGCATCACTTTGGGACTGGGCTATTTTCAAGTTCGCATCCTGTTCGCTCTTGACCCGCTCATCTTGCATCTCAAAGATGTTGGAATAGTAATCAGCCGTTACTTGCTGGTTAGCTCGTAGAATTTCCTCTTGTGCCGCTACTGCCTCCGCATTGGCAACAATAGCATCAGTGTTATTTGCCAGGCCCGCCGCCTGCTCTGCCTGCGCTGCTGTTACCTCTTGCACGGCCCCGGCTAGTGACTCCTGATTAAACAAGGTGTCCAGCCAAACCGTACCCAATGATTGCCCGCGCTCGGCTAAGATACTACTGGCATCGGCCAGAATGGACATGTACTCATAGGCCATTGTCAGACCGTCAAGCCCGGCTATGACGATCTCGTTTAAGCTCGTCATAGCTGGCATCAGGGCTTCACCGACTGCTTCGGCCAGGTTGCCTGCTGAATTTTGCACAGCGATAAAACCACCGTCTGCTAGCCGGGCAGCTTCGGCGGCTCCTTTGGCGTTGGCCTCTACTTCGGTCAGGATAATGGCCTGAGCGCCTAATAAATCCCCCGATTCCACCAGGCTTTCAATCATATCCTTTTGGGCATCAGTAAAGGTTATTCCATTGCGAGTCAGGGCGCTTATCCCAGCTATAGGGTTTTCAAGCGCCTTGCCTAGCATTGTCACACTGGCGCTTAAGTCCTGCTTGAAACGTACCGACAAATCCAGCGCCGCCGCCGTTGCCCTGGGGAAGATGTCACCCCCTATTTTCTTGAAAGTCAGGAGTAAGGTTTCACCCGATAGAATAGCCTCATCATCAAAGTTGGTTAGTTTTTGCAGGCTATTGGCATAAGCATTAGCCTCTGCCGATGTCACCCCGGCAATACCGCCGGTAGACTTCAAGACCGCCGCTAACTGCGCTTGCACCTCCCTCGATTCCCGCGCCGCATCTGTAGTAAACTTTATCCCCCCGGCTACCGCCGCTAACCCAGCTGCCAATGTCAACGACGGGCCGCCGAGCAGATTCATAGCATCGCCAAATGAGGCCGTACCTTTGGACGCGCCTTTAGTGTCATCGTCAAAGGACTTGACCTGCACGCCGGCCTTCTTTAATTCACTGATAAACTTCGAGCTATCAGCCGAGATTGTAACTTCTAACCGTCTATCTGCCATTTGTAAAAAAGGCGGGGTTAGCCGCCTTCCTTATTCCTCATCTGATCTATTCGCACGTACAAGTCATGGGTTTCTGGGTTAGCCTCTGCAAACTTAGCTGAATCTCTAGTCTGACTTACTGCCACAAAAGCCCAGTACACTGTCTCTAATTGCTCCATTTGAATTATCTCAAGGGGTTGATTTTCCAACCCCCCGGCCTTTGGAGCTAACCCCCACCGTCTACAGCGTAAGATTTTTTCAAGGAGGGCCGGCGGTTTATTTCCGTGCGGGTTTTCGGCGTAGTCTGCGGTCTGAATTAGCTCTTTTTTTTTGGCGGGCTAACTGCCAATAAATAGCTAAAATAGACTTCCTGCTTGAGCCAGTTAAAGAACTTGATTGCATGAAGGGGGAGGTTAAACAAATCATCAGTGGCTATTCCTTCGATTTTGTCGCACAAGGCAATTGAGCCGTAAGTCTCTTTTGTCGCCTCGGTTGCATTGTCAGGCGCTTGGCTTACTCCAAAATGGTATTGCTCAAAATGCTTGTATAGCCATTCGTCGGGATAGGTAACAGAGACTTCCTCAAACCCTTCAACCGGACAAACCACCGTTGGCATCAGGCCGAAGTACCCCAGACCGGGATCGCATTATCAGCCATCGGGCGCAACTTAGTAGTACACATTTGAGCACCAGAACGGGTAATTAGCACCTGATAGTCAGTCACCAAAACAGTGCCGGTAAACTGCGGATCGCCGGTAGTAGCTGCCACGTTATTTCCCAATGTCACGCTCAGGGCATAGCCGGTGTTATTGCCAACCTTTGCCGCGAAAATCGTATGGCTGCCGGTGGTTGCTGTAGTAGTAAAGAGCATTGTCAAGGTGATGTCAGTGTCACCTTGCCCGCTCAAGTAATTTTTATCCTGATTGAAACCGGATACCTCTATCTCATCAAAAGTACGAGGGAGGCCGCTGATTTCCTGTACTAAAATGCTGATGTCCTGAGTGTCAAATAATATCTTGCTGAATTTGCCAATTCGTTTTCCTGCCATGCTGTTCTCCTAATTTCTGTGTAAAGCTACGGCCAGAGGGAAGCTAACCGCCGCCCCGGTAACGTCATAAGTCGCCCGCGTGTATCTGCGGATTGTGCCAGCGATAGCGATGCGCTCACCATTGATGGCCGAACCGTCAAGGGTGAACGTGCCAATCGTTGCCCAGGTTGAATTGTTGGCGCTGTCCTCAACGGTAACAATGATTGTGTCGCCTGATGACAACCCGGTGATGTGCAAGTAAGCACTACCGCCCAATGTAGTTGCTGCCGCCCCGTCAACACTGGCACTTGACCCATCGGCGGTTATGCTGGTATCGGCCAATAAAACCCCCCACTCCAAAATGGGTAAATCCGGCCCGGCCTTCATCGCTGCATTAAAGGCAATTGCCCCGCTGCGTAGGGTGGTAGAAGTATAGTTGAATTGATTACAGTGCATTGAACAGGTAACATCACCGATAGTCGGCAGAGCGTTGTTACCCAGAGCGACAGTAACGATTTGAGAATTGTCGCCACTGGCAACCATTGAAAACGCCTCGTGTGTGCCATCATCGGTATTGTCAAGATAGCCGTCAACGATAATTGAGCCATCGCCCTGACCGGCCAAATAGTTCTTATCCTGGTTATAGCCGGATACCTCTATCTCATCATAGGTGTTAGCCAGCGGCCCCACATTGCTTATTTTTGTTTCCAGGCTATAACCGTCCACCCAAATTCTAGCCCACTTGCCCGCTCGTTTGCCTGCCATAATTAGCCTATGTAATCATCCTTTACCGTCATTGTAATCTCAGCAAAGTGACAAACTATCCCGCCAAAAGTGCGAGGCTCAAAGGTGGTAAGAGTTGGAATGTTATCCTCTCCCCCAACGATGTGATTAGAGAGAGCCTCTAAAACCAGCTCAGTAATCGCAAAGAACGTTTTCTCAGTTGCCGCGCTGTCATCCAGTCCGGCATATCCTAAAATCTTGTATTGATAATTGCGCGTGAGTAACCCTGTATCACCAAAGGTTTCACGCTCTACCGCCGGGTTAAGCCCGTTACAGCTAAAATGCCAGCCCCGAATAACATCGCTACCGCTTATCGTTGTCTTGAACAGGTCCAGAAGGTCATCCCAATTTGAGGCAAAGCGCAGATAGTCATAGACCACCCCAACATTTGTTACCGTCTGAATAGCCGTCTTGATGTTGGCTCGGATCGTTGACTCATTGCTCATCTGGACATCGCCACCACAATACTGTCTGCCATATTGGTATAAATCTGCACTATATCCGGCGTGGCCCTATTCAAGCCCTGGTCAAACATCATTACTCCTTTAGTGCCGCGCCTGCCGATAGCCCGCGCAATCACAAAAGCCACTTGTCGGGCGCTGTCATCAGTGATGCCCAGCTTGCGCCGTACCCAATACTCAAGCCCGTCAACTTCAACCGGGGGCATACTTCCGGGCTTGCGCCCTTCTTCCACTGACCACCCATAAATAGCATCAGTGTACACATTGCCGGTTAAGTTAATTGGCTCCCCCTGGATACTGGTCAGTTCTGATCCTCTAAGATTGCCGATATTGACCGGCGTAAGTCCTGCGATTTCACCATGAGTAACGGCTAAACTCTTGACCATCGCCACCTCGTTTTCACGCTCGGTTAAGGCCGGGATAGCCGATAAATCTTTAATGAAAGTTTCAATCTCTGACAGATCAAAATGTACTTGCATTAGTATCCGTATGTAGTGTATCGCCGTCGCCAGGGCCATCCTGGGTTATTGCCCCAGTCTATAAACTCGGAAGCCGGTAGGTAACTTTTGTCAGCTTCACCGCTATCCCCCCCGCTACTGATGCCCATATGAGAAGCCCATCGCTCACAAAACTCTTTTGCCCGGCGGCTAAACTCACCCGCCCGCGAGGTGTGGCTAACGCTATCGGCGCTTATAGTGCTGTCACTGGTACGACTGTAACGGGTGGCTATCTCGGTGCAAATGATACAGGCCGCCCGATTACAAACCGCAAAGAAGTCCATTTCAGGCACGTCTACCATCAACACTTTAGCGATAAAGGTATTGGCATCTGTAACCGTGCTAACCTGATGTGTCGCCAGAAGATTGGCAGTAGTGCCAGCATTAACCCAAACATTTGAGGCGTTTTTGTAGATGTAATCGCTAAGTGCAAAACCGTGCGCAGCCTGCGTTACCGAGCCGGTGGTTGTTGTTGAAGCTGTCCAGAGGTAAGCGCCCAGAAACCTGATGCGTAGTGTCTCCCCCGTGGCCGGTTGATGACCTGACAGGTAAAGGTAACGCACTTCATTGGCATCATAGTAATCTTCATCCCAATCCCCGCTATCCAAGTAAGTCGGTGTCCCGTTTGATGCGATAGCCTGGGCCGGATACTCGATTGAGATGATCCGGCTGAATTGATTGGAATAACCAGGGAAGGTGGTAGAGTTGATAGCGTAGTATCGGGAGCCGTCCCCGGCTAAGTCAACCGTCAAGAGCGTGTTGCGGATGCGGCTATAATCTATCACTGCCTGTTTGATTTGCTGGTATAAGTTGGCATCGCTAACCTCTGAGGTCATCCGGTCAGGGATGCTATTTTCAACCTGAGTAAAAAAGGTAGTGATTAAAAGAGCCATAGTCAGGACAGATACACATAGGCCAGCGCCCCGGCCCCGCCAATGTCGGCATAAACGCCGGTGTCAAAAACGATACTATCAGGGGGAGTTAAAACGACACTCCCCCCATTGGCCGCTGCCTGTAAGGTCACAATTTTATCCCCGGCGGCGCTGGTATTATCATACAAAATCAGCGTAGCTACTGCCGCCGCCGGGGTTAGAACTACTGAGGCTATCCGACCATTTCCGGTTGTAACCTGGGCATCTGCTGTAACCTCGACATAGTTAGCCGGGCCACTCATTTACCCGCACCTCGCCCTGGCTGGTACTTCTCTTTGAGCACGTCAACTTTTTTGGCCTCGACTTCAACCGGATCAAGCTGGGGATTAAGGCTGGTATAGGCCGGGGCTGCTTTTGCTTCCTTCAGCAGTGACAAAGCAATGGTGTACTTAGGTGTACCCTTGACGCCCCGATCAACAATTACCATTGCTTCATCGCCCCGAATTGAGGCGTCAACGATATTGTCAACCGTCACATCTGGGCCGATGTCCAGATTTTTCGGCTCAACGCCGTGCAATGAAGCCGCGTTAGCATTGATATAGTCAATACACTTTTGTTTCAAATCATCGTCCATTTTGAAAATCCTTTCAATCTATTTTAGGTAAGCTCACCAACCAGGCACCACAAAACCACGTTGACCATTGTATTGGCCGCTGCGCTGTTGGCGTCCAGGCTCAACACACTATCAGCCGCTACGCGCACGGGCGCATTAGTGCCGCCCAGATGGGTAGAGAGCCAGGTTCCCGGCGTGGCTTTGGTATCACAGACAACCCCGGCAATAACTTCAACGGTGTCATCCAGAATATCAATAGTAGTGCCCGCATCGTCAACGTTAGGGGAGGCTGTTACCCCCACTATAGTAAGCGAAATCGGCACGGTCATGTACTGATAAGTGGTCGAAAGGGTTGCGCCGGTTTCCCCGGCGGTCAGAGTCAAAGTAATCATTCTTTCATTCATTGGTTATATTCTCCTTAATTAGTTCCGCATACTTCCCAAAACACCAGTGCTCCAACTGAGTTAGCGACGGGAGTTGTCGCTACATTTCGCACAATGACACTAACCGCCCCCGGTGTACCCACCGAGGCCGCACAATGAGCAGCGTCCCCCGTAATAGTAGACATAGTGCAACTTGCCCAGGCCGGTGTAGTAATAGCGGTTACGGTTGACGTGTAGGCCGCCGTATCGGTGATCGTGTTACTCTTTTTGTTACAGAGGATGCCAGGGGTAGGATAACCGATAACGGGTGCGGTTACGGTTGATAGCGTGAGGCTGTTGATTGTCATTGCCCCGGCTGAGTTGACCACCACTTCAGGAGTGCCGCCTGTGTCTCTAATCTCGAAAGACCGGCTATTGCCTTGATTCCAGATCATATTTTGAGGCGTTGCTGTGCCAAGCGCCGATGACTTGATGTGGACGCCGGTAAAGTTGGTTGCATCCTCGATTTGACTTGACGCCTGGGGGGCGAGTAGATAACCCCCCAGGATGATTACACAGAAGGCGATTAGCCAGGGTAGAAGTTTATTGAATGTTTTCATTGTTCCCTTTCTATGGTATAATTAACTGTAGGGCTAGGGTGAATTAGCTACTCACCTGAAAAGTCAGTTTCCCTATACTGGCTGCCCCAAACTTCTTATAGGGACACAATAACTCGTATAGGGAGAGTTACCATGACCGCCGCTATGTGCCCAAGTTGTGGGCAATCTTTTGAAGTTACACGCCTGCGTAAGAAGTTCTGCTCTCGGTTGTGCGTTGCCGCATCCAAGCGTAAGCCACCCATCATTAAAACTTGCGAGATTTGCCAAATTGAGTTTGAGACAAATCGTTTTGATATTGACAGAGGCTTTGGGCGCTTTTGTTCCCGGCGCTGTGCTAACATTGGGAAGCAAACCAAACAGATCAAATCTTGTGAGTTTTGCGGTAAAGCGTTCTTGAGCAGGCCATTGGAGGATAAGCGCTTTTGCTCTTATACCTGCTCTGCTCACTCTAGGATGGTTTACAAGGTTTGTCCTATTTGCAAAAACACCTTTTGGGCTAAGCCAAGTACTAAGAAATATTGCTCCGCGAAGTGCAAAGGTGTAGCAAGTCGCAAAAAACTTAAACGTACATGTGGTGGATGTGGTAAGATTTACTTTTCGGTACAAAGTAGAAATAAAGCTTTTTGCTCTGCTAGGTGCGCTGGCAAATTCTCTATGGAAAACGAGTTTATCAACACGACCTATCAGGGGTTTACCCAAACGATTAAAGAGGTTATCAGGCAAAGAGATAACTACACCTGCCGACTTTGCGGCAAAACTGAACAAAAGAGAGCCTTTTCGATTCATCATATCAATTACAATAAGGCCGTGTGCCATCCGTTAAACCTGATAACCCTTTGCGATACTTGTCATCCTAAAACCAATTACAACCGAAAATACTGGCAAGAACTCTTTACTGAAATGATGTATACCTAGTTTATCTAGGCGATATTCGACTTGTGCAACGGCCTAAAATCTGCAACTGGGGCCACACTGTAAGTCGAGCTAAATCTGTAACTAAACATTCTGACCTTAAAGCGCAAAACATCATTGGTAAACATCGCCCCGGCGGTCTCACTGTCAGCCGTGAATAACTGAGGGGTGCGGTTGCCACGAGGGAAGATAAGGAAGATGGCGGGTGCGCTTGCCGGGTCAGCCACTAAAGCCCAGTCGTTGGCGTCTGTCCAGTCGGGCACGGTGATGACATCGAATTTGTTATAGAACGGGTTGACATCATTATTGGCGCTGCCTGGGGTATACTCACTGTTGCGAATTTGCAAAGCGGTAGTCTCCAAATCTTCCGGCACTAACAGATAACGCGGGTTAAGCTGAGTGCGCCGCCCTGCCCCAAGCGGCTGGTTGGTTTGCTTTCGCATCGCGGTACGGGCCGCGCTGTAACCGCTCAAACCAAGAGCCGTTGTCAACAAGTTGGCGTGACCACCCGCGCTTGACGTGGCAGTTGCATTAAATAACGCACCAGTGTCACTCAGGACCGGGCCGGTGGCGCTGTTGGTGGTAAACACGCCGGCGACCATCGCGGAGAGCGTGTTGTACCAGGCATCAGACAACCGGCGGGGAATGGTGCGAACATAACCGATCTTGTCTCGCATCATTGCCTCTAATGTGATCCCGACATAGTTGCCATTCTTCACGAATGAGGCCGTTTCTTCCTCGTCAACCAGGGCCAGTTCGGTGTAAGCGTCGCCTTCTGGAACCACTGACAGATTGTTGACCCCGAACACACGCACTAGGGTGCTATCGTCAATGTTGTCCACTTCCTCAATTCTGACAATGGCCTCATACCAGCGTTGGGCCAGCGAATAGTCAGCAGCTACCATAATGTTAATGGTATTTTTGACTACCGAGGCCAGAGTAGAGGTTGACGCGGTTTCCATTGCCCGCTGATCAAAGAGCGGATTGCCACCGAACCACTGTTCAAGCAGGGTAGACATTCGGCTTGATTGGCCGGTGAGCTTTGAGAAACCATCTTTCTTCCAGGCTTTCCAGAAATCAGCCTCTTGTAACCGCTCCTGTACCATCGGGTCTTGGTTGTCACCCTGCAAGCGGTTAAAGTCGGTGTTACCCATAATCAGCCGGGCTAACTCAAGACCGTACTTGTCGGCCTCATCCATCACCCGCGTTACCTGAGTAGTGCCGGTCTCCGATACACGTCCGGTTGGGTCTTGCGCCGCCTGTGCTTCTTTGAGGTTTTTAATCATCGTATCCAACTCGCCTTCAACAAAGATTTTTCCGGCAAACGCCTCCCGGACTGACTTCTCAAACCCGTTGAGTTTGGCCGCGCCAAGTTTGCGCTCTAACATCAACTCGCAGCGGGCGCGTTGGGCCTCTTGGGTAGCGGCCAGGGCTGCGGCCTGCGCCTGCTGTGTAGCGGGGTCAATAGCAGGGGTTAGTTCTGGGGCGGGGGTAGTTTCTCCCTCTTGGGTGCCGGGTTCGACCTCGGCTAATGCCTCTGCAATGGCGGCCTTGACGGTTGCAGGGATAGCCGCCTGAGCCGCACTGACTGCGTCAGCAATCAATTGCTTTACTTGCTCTTCGTCCATAGTATTTTTCCTCTCGTTATTGGTTACGGCGGCTATAACACGGTCAAATGAGCCGCCCGCCGCCGGGCGTCCCACTACATCTAAACTAAAAATTTCCTCAAAACCGTTTAACAGCGGCATGACAATTCCCTGTATGATTGCCTCACCGACTGCTATAGGTTTTGTATCAATACTTAAGCCAATGGTTTTCAGGATGCCCAGATCGAAAGCGTTTTTGAACTTTGCCGCCGCCGCTTCATCGGCCACCCGAAAGAAACCCTTCAGTGATTTACTGGCTGCATCCCAAAACGGATTAACGATAGCCCCCAGCCATTCACGCATCGGGCTGCGCATCCCCTGTTTTTCCTCAAACTCCTGGTTTGTCAGGTGGTTGTCATAAACCTGCGCCCCTTCCCAAAGGTCAACTGAGGCAGCCAGTCCTTCGAGGGCGTAGAGCCGGTTGTTAAGGGAGAGTAGATATTCTTTGCCGTCAACGGTGACAATATCAGCCGCCGACTTTGGGCCAATGATTGTTACTTCCCACTCTTTGCCGGTGGCGTTGTCAGTTGGCTTTATTTTTGCTTCGGAGTATTCTCTGTAGCCCATCGTTTTAGAGCCTCGCGCTTGCGCTGTCTTGCCTCGGTTTTTGCTACCCAGGATTGTTGACGCTCGACTTTTGTCCATTCCACTTGGGGAGCTAATTCGATTGTTTCACCGTTTAGGGTATAGCCCGCTTGCCAATACTCATACCGAGGGCCAGGAATTTCAATGATGACATATTCATCAAATAATTCTGAAATGTAAGGGTAATCGCTATTAGGAGAAGTAGGGTAAATAAGTTCAAGTTTGTCTCTGATTTTGCGCTTGATAGCATCATAACTAACCGCTTCGGCCTGGCGCTTGAAATGCGCTGCTAACTTTTGGCGCTTAGTTGGTTTGGCCGCTTCCTTCATCCCCGGACAGTTAGCACCCAATGAAACCAAAGTATCATGGGCCTCGTTAATGCGCTGCTGATCGGTTTTGTTATTTCTTGCGCCGGCTTCGTTCATAATTCACCCCAAAAACAAAAAAGGCCGCTCGGTGGGAGCGACCCCGCCAAACGACCTTAAAGGTTCTGCAAAAACTGATATTTAATTTAGGTGTGGGTTACTACTGCCGCGCTCACCTTGCCGTCCCACACCTTTACTATACCATAAGTTTTCCAAGTTGTAAAGGGGCTGATATATCAGAGTATGCCGGGCCAATATACAGCCGCTTTAACTCCTGTTGCGCCTTCCAGAATCGGCCCGGCAAGAATAGTATTAAATCTTACCTAGCAAAATCAGAATAAGAATAACAACCAATACCAGCCCCAACCCGCCGCTTGGGCCATAGCCCCAATTCTGACTGTGAGGCCAGGATGGAATCGCGCCAAGTAACAGGAGAATCAAGACAATAATAAGGATTGTGCCTAACATTTTATAACCTCCCCCTCTACCACCCGCTGACACTCGCTCTCGATTCGTGTCATTTTTGATACCAAAAACACATCTCTAGTATCAAGCAAACCTGTAACATTCACATACTCAGCCTCAAACCCCATAATCCGAAGTTCTTTCTTAAATTCACTGAGCAAAACATATTCATCATCAACTATAACTACCGGGTTGGCGTCAGGATGGTATATCATTGACCATTACCCCTCTTTCAACAACCTTATAGCACTCATTCTCAATCATATCATAGTCCCATTCGCCGGGATGATTGCGCCGCCAACTATTGACTATCTCAGTAATAATACCTAGTTTAGTACTCAGGGTCAAGCCGGGATTGCAGTCAACGCACCAGCCGACAATACCCAGTGGTTGGGCAAATATCGGGTAGGGTGTCACGTCAACTGAAAAAGGCCGGTTACAGCAGAGGCAGACGGCGGTTTGAGTAGTCACTCAGGCTCTACTTTACCAGTCCAAGAAAACGTAAACTCCTGTCTGTCCTCATCTTTAAGTCCATTAGCCAATGAGGATAGCAAATCGAAAGCAAACCACCTATCCATTTTTAGGGTCAGATGATTGGGCCATCGTGTTTTACCATCAGTAGTCACGCCGCCCGCATGTATCTCAAATATGATTGTTTTGACCGATTCTTGATTTATCATTTAACTTAACAATGATACCATCTGCCCTGGTCCGGTCAACAGGAAGGCCAATAGCCCACAAAAGAACATTATCCGACCCGCTTCCATTAGCTTTCCATTTGTTGAAAAGCCCCAAAGGATTACCCCAATTAGGGCAACGAGTAAAGGTAAATAAACTGCCATGCTAATCTCCTTTGTTTGATATTTCTTTATCAAGTAAATCAAGAATTAAGCGCTGTGCCTCAACTTTGTTTTCCTGATTTATCATTTCCTCTATTTGCTGACGTTGCTCTGGTGAAAATGAGACAGGCGGCGCGGTGAATGAGCTAATAGCTTGCTCTAATGCGGGCTTAACTCCGCTGGGCTTCGGGTCAACCGGCCAAACCTTGCCGGGATCGTCGCTCAAGTTATCATCCTCGTACAAGTCTTTAAGCCAGTGGCCGGCGTCTATGTAATCCCAAACGGCGGGCTGAGCTTCAAAAACCGTAATCCACCAATCAAGTACCCAGGTAAATGACTCGCCCCATTTGGTGATATTTCCAAGCGGCTCAACAAAAACAACCACGCCGGATTTGTCACCCTCGGTTACAAGGGAATCCACATAATCACAGCAAGTATGGAAACCAAAGTCAACACCGTCATTATTCTGGCGATGGTTCAGAGCTTGTATTTTTTCAAGGTCATTAAATGTTAGAACGGTGGTCATTCCGCTATCCTTCCCAGTCCCTCTATAAATTCACTCACCGTCGCCTCGGTCATCCGGCTATCACCCTTGCCGTGATCCTTGAATTCAAGTACCCGGCGCTCTGGGTAGTACCTGCAAATCTTTTGTTCATTCAAATAGACAAACATAAAGCCGGTGGGTGTGGTACGGACGTGTAACCCGCGCCGCGCATTGTGCCGAATGTTAGCCCGTTGTCTTTGCATCCCGTTCTTTCTCCTGAGCGTCTACGTTTTTGTCCAATGAAGTTTTTACTACCCCGATTTCAGCTACTACCATCGTTTCTGAGCAGCGGCAATTTGCCGTATTAGCTGCGCTGCCTGCCGGATCGCCGGGGAACATTAGCGCCTCACCGTCAACGATAAAAGGCTGGTCAACCGGAATCGGCTCGACCATTGTCTCAATATGGGCCTGCAAATGGGCCGGTCTGGTACGACTGTCACCCGTTGCCAGCCAACGCTTGGTTAGGCCGGGTACAATGTCAGCCGCTTCTAATTGCTGTTGATGCCTGGCTATATTTTGGATGCGGGTTAGTTCAGTACGAGTGATTGTCTCCGCTCTGACCGCTACCCCCCTAACCACATCGGGCCGTTTAGCCCACGTACCATCCTTTGCCGTTACCCCTAAAATGTCGGTGATATATCTCATTGTCTCAAAGGGTGTTCTGGCTCCAAGTGCTGACAGTCTCAATTGAGCATCTATCCTGGCCCGCATATCACCGGTTATATTCTGGACAAGCACAGATGAAAAGTCGAGTAACGTATTCAACAGCGCCCGGTTTAGTGGAGCGACGGTATAGCCAATGGCCCCTAGTGGTTCGGTTACTGAGGCAATGCCGGTGTAATAAGCGCGGGTGATGTCATCCCGTATGGCCCCACTTATCTCAAGCTCAAACCGGCCTATACTGGTATCAAGCTCCTGCTTTAGCCGGGTCAAGTGCGAGGCCGTAAAGTCGGGCGCGTTTAGAATATCGGCGGCAATATCCTTCCGTAGCTGCTGTAATTGGGCAATGATACCCCGTACGGCGGCAACCTCTAAGGATTGATAACGCTTGATGGTATCATTGATGGCCGCAGTGTAAAGCTGTTTAGGCGTTGGCATCTTTACCGTTTCCGTTGACTTGCAAAAGTCCATTCAAATATTTATTCGCCGCGTCTGCGGTTGCCAGATCGTCGGGGGTATCATCTTCTTTGGCGTTGTCTACCGCTTCCAATTCCTCATGAGCATCGTATTTAATCCCGATTTCAGCTAAAATCTTAGCTGTTACCTCTGCTGCTCTATCCCGGCTAACTACCCGCAAATCGTTGACAAGCACACTCAGAGCATTGACAATCTGAGGTAGTGCCGTTGCCACCTGTCCCATATCGGTAGCACTCATCTCTGGCATTGTCACATCAAATTCGCCGGGATGCTCTATGGCCTCAGTGCGCTCGGCCCCATCGGGGGTTGTAATTTGGCGCTTGGTTTGGGGGGTGTAGTAACCGGCTATTTCGGCCTGGTCCCGCACAAAGGTGAGCATTTCTATAATCATATCTTTGGCGTCATCCTGTTTGCTTTCCAGACTCTTACGGGTTGGCTCGCCCATTGTTAGCCCGCTGGCGTAGTTTGTACCCTCTCCAATACCGCGCCAGGTTTTGGGCATCCCCAGCATACCCCAAGCGAGGTCACTAAGGGCGTCAGACGTGGCAATACTGGCCTGCTGCTTAAGGTCGGGGGCTTTCATCTCCCAATGCTCTTTATCATTATGGACAAGTACCTGCCCTTTTTTAGGGATACGTTGACGTATTTCGGACGCTTTCTCTTTTACCTTTGTCTCGTCAATGTTATCCAGGGTCACGTCCCAACTAAAATACCCGGCCATTTGTTCCCGGTCTGCGATAGCGAATAGAGTTTCATCGTGGGCGTCTAACCAATCGGCCACCTGCAAAAAGTCACTGACCCCGCGTGGTTGATTGCTGACATTATTAACGCTGTAGTAAAAACAGGAGCCGGTGTACTCAGTTAGGCCGTTTGCCTCTAACATCAGTTGTTCGTATGGCTCAATTTCCACCTGGGTATGGGTAACGAGCTTGCCATCGAATTTAGGGAGTATCACCCGATTGCCCCGAACATAGCCCTCATCTTCGGTAATAATGCGGTACATTTTGCGCCGGCTACTAGTGGCATCATACTTGAGGATAACTGCTACCCGCTTTAATACGTTCTGTGGGTGAGTGACAACGTGTTCTATGTCGGACGGGTCTATGTAGCCCAGTGTTACCCGTCCGTCACTTTCACGAACAAAAGCCGGGTAACATTGCTCACCAAAAGAACGCTTTTGAGGAACGAAGTCCTTTAGGTTAGCGCTCATTTTGTTGCGTTTCCAGAAGATGTCAAAGATTTCTCTAAGCTGCTCATCTTCCGTTGTGTGCTTGACGCCCCGGCCTAGAATATGATCCCTCACAATCTCAAGGTAACGCTTTGCTAGGGGGTTGGATTGGTAGAGTATCCAGGCGATGTTTAGTAGCTGATCGTGTGACATATTACTAAAATCACGCTTACCGGTAGAGACGCGACTATAGCCATAGCTGGCAAGCGTCCCGCTAACCGGCTCATCATTGCCGTTCATACCGTCATAGAATCCGGCCTCGTAAGCGCGGGTCTTTTCGGTGGCGGTCTGGGCCGTGACCGCTTCAACGGCGCGGGTTAATTCGGCCTGAAGTTGGTCTTGAGTAGTTAGGCCGATTGCTTCAAAGGTGCGCTGGATTAGGTTTGTCATTTTATCGCCTCGTTAGCCGCTGTCGGCTGGTTTTGTAAGTATCATCAGGTATGTTGTTGACAGTTTGACCGGCAGGAGGAGAATAACCTTCAAAGTACATAATCATATACCGGCTCATATCCATCCCGTCATCATACTTTTTGACTGGCTGCTCTTTTAACGTATCTGCCCACTGGTACGAGTCAAATTCCTGTTCTACCGCGTATGGTTTATGGTCATTCTTTAGGCTATAATCCAACTCGACTAAGCTATTTTTGAAGATGTAAAGGCGCGGTCTACCATCGGCTTGTTTTTTGAGCCGGTCTTGAACTTTACCGATCCCTTGTAAAACATCCTTTTTGGCGGCAATATTGGGGATACCATTTTCGGCCAGGGTTTGCCTGTCCTCCGCATCGTGGTCACAAATCGTCTGGACAATGCGCTCATCTGTCGATAGCTCTTTAATCTGTTTGGCGTGGGTTGCCACCGTCCGGCCCGTCATGTAAATTTGCCGATAAAGGTATAACCGCCCGTCACCATCCACTGCCCACCATCCACAAACAAACGGGTGGACAAGGCCAAAGTCAATACAGCGGAATCTCTGCCAATCGGCGGGGATGTCAAACGGGTCTACAAGATGTGTTGCCGGATCATAGTAATCCCCGTAAATCAACCCTTCCGCGCTAACCCACTTACCCAGTCGCAATCGGGCATGGCGCATCCCGGTTAAGTTGTCAAGAATTTGCAGAGTGATAATTCCCTGTGGGGTTATCAGGCCGGTGACAGGATCAAACAGTGTGGGGTTATCCTCATGGCGGCTGTGTAATAATTTCAGCTTGTTTTCGTTGGCTCGCTCTAAAATCCAGTGGGTGCGCGGTCCAGGGTTGCAATCACCGAATATCTGCGAATAAGGCGCGTTACCGGCCCGGCCTGTGGCTCGCGTGGTGATGGTTTCCCAGTCGGTCAAATCTAATTCCTCTGCCTGATTTACGTAGAAGAAATCACGCTCACTTGACAGGACTTTGCCGGGATTATCCAGCCCGCCAACCCATAACCGGCTGCCATTGGGATAATCGTAAAATTGGGGCTTTTCGCCGCCGTACTTGGTTATCGGGCCGGTGTCTGACAACTTGTTACCGAGCACCTTTTTTTCCCACGTCTGAATACAAGAGCCGGGCATGTCGGTGTACCGCTTGCGAACCATAGCCGCCTGTGATTTTGGATACTTTGACAAAAGCAGGTGAAGCTTCTCTAATGCCCCGCGTGTCTTGCCGGTCTCTGCTGGCCCGCTGAGAATGGCCTCCCTGGCTTCAGATTGCCAGAAATCAGCCACCGCGCCGTAAGGCTGATAAACGGGAGCCGCCGCTTCTTCCTCCCTCCGCCGCCACTCGATCTCTGCCATCGCCTGAATTTGCCAGGTGGTCAGGGATTTGCCGCGCGGGGGTGCGTAGGCGTGTGTCATTGCGGCCTCTGGCCTGCACTCGGCCCTCTACGGGTGTAGCGTCGAAATTTGCGCCAGTTGACCGGCTTTAGCTCTGATAACGGGCAACCCTGGCCGACGGGGTGGTACTGTCCACAGGCGCATAGCCAAACGAAGGTTGTTATTGTGCCGTTTGGCTTGTCGGTGTTAAAGTTCGCAGTCGTGCCGGTGTCAATAAAATAAGTCTGCCAAGGGTAATATGGATTTGTTATAAATTGGCTCATCTCAATTCCTCACAGTACTCCCCCATTCCAACCCGGCGCAATCCGCGCAACCGTAGCAGGGCGAGGTGGAGCCACAGAATGAGTCTCACTTGTCCACCCCCACCCCCGGCCCCGCGAATATCAGCCACGGCTTGACTCCGGCGCGTAGCTGTTCTATCTGCTCAGGCGTGGCCTCGCGTAGCATGGCCTCGGTTAGCTCAAAGGTGGTGGAGTCTGACCGGCTGGCCGCATCCACCCCAAACATTTCCCGGATGGCCTTCAGCGCCGCCTGTGCCTGGGCCAGCAGCGCCGGGTTGCCGGATTGCCCTTCTTTGCGGGTTTGCGCCTTCATTCGCTGACTGGTCGTTACCACTGGATTACCTTTAGCGTCTTTGGTCATCTCAGGGACTTCTACCATCTCGCTTGTTTCCGTTACCGCATCCTCAAGACTACGCAGCCAGGCAGCCAGGGCCTGCTCGTGGATGTAGCGATACTTTTCATCAAACTCCGTTGGCAGGCCCCTTAGATAAGCCTCCCTCTCTGCTGTTTTGCGCTGCTGCTCGGCTACATCGTAAGCCTCTGCCCGCTGATGCCAGTGATATTTGATAGCAGCATCACGCCAGGAGCCAGGTACATTGTATGTCTTTTTTTGGCTATTCCTGTCTTGCTCAGTATTGTAAACGCCTAGTAGTGAGCGGTTAGGGCCGGCCAGTCGAAAGACCTCAAACCGGCAAAACCACTTCATTGACTCATCTGGTAATCGTTCCCATTCAGTCATAAGGTATCTTCGCTCACCCGCTAACGAGGCGCGGGGGTTGGGTGTGAATTGTGGGCGATTGCCCTAAAACATTCCAAAACAATACCCGGCCTTTACTTGACCGCTGGCAAATATCCCACGCCTTACGGTCATAATTAGGGCAGGACGGAAACGGAATCACAGCGCCCGATTCCTTCTCAAAAGGTAAGGGGTGTTTTATTACTTTAGCCCGGCCCGGCTTGTCAATATCCCGTCCAATTTGAACGGCTACAAAATCACCCGGTATACCCCGCTGTAATCCCCTCGTTAATACGCCGCTGCCTGCCGCTGTCCATACCTGCTCAAACGGGCCGTAAGTACCCCAAACATAAGCACCGGCCTCGGCTATTAAATCTAACGCCTGCTCGCTCTCCCCGCCAAACTCCAAGTAAAAAGCCCCCTTGTCCTGACAGTACTTTTTGGCTTTGCTCTGGACATTTGATAGATAGCCGTTAGGCACTTGAAATACCCGCGCCCCTACCTTGTGAGCCTCTAAGGTTCTGGCGTGGGGCTGTTTGCGTTTAGCTACAAATAGAGTCGCCTTTTTGCCGGTTACTCTGGCGCAATAGGCAAGGGCTAATTGAGCGCCGCCGTAAGCGGGGGTAGCATAAACAATCTCATCATACCGGCTAAATAACTCTATCAAGTAACGGGCTTTTGTGCCTCCGGGTATAAGGTCATCCCTGACAACGGCTATACCATTATGATCTTCAACAATCGGCGCGGGTAAATTCACAATACCAACTCCTCGCCATACTCGCCCGATTCTGCCTCTGTCTCAGGAAGCCATACCTCAACCGGCCCTATAGCCTCGGTAGCTTTGCGGGGGTCGCCCTTACAGAATACCAGTACATTTTGATGGGTCTTGCCCAGCTTACGCCCGGCCTCAAATTGTTTACCCACGCGAATCGGCAAACTGCCCACCGCCGTTATCAGCACAGCCTCATTGTAAAGCATCGCCCCGGCGTCTTGAAACGCATTGGTGGTGTCGCTGACAAAGTTACAGTAAAAGCCCTTTTTATCCCGTATATCCCCGACAACAAAACAGGCAAAGCGGTCTGGCTTTAACAGGCCAACCGCCTGAGCAATGATAGCCCGGTAAAGCTCTATAAACTCCCGATAAGTTGCCACTGTGCTTAAATCCTGCGGATCGTCGCTATATACTTCAAAGTCATAATAAGGCGGGCAAGAAAAGATAAAGTCAAGCGGCTGGCTGATTAGCTCGCTTAAATTGCGGCTATCTCCCACAATCCAGACGGGTAAATTATCCGGCGTTATCTGCTGCGCCTGCGCCCGGTTTGCCTCTACCTGTTCCGGCCTTAAATCTATACCGATATATCGCCTACCTAGCATGGCGGCGACAATACCGCGTACTGAGCCGCCGGCAAAGGGGTCAAGAATAAGGCCATCGGGAGGGCAAAACCAGCGGTAGGCAAGCTCACATAGAACGGGGTCAAAAATGGACGTGCCAGTTGACCCACCCTCGGCGCGGTCTATGACCGCGCCGTTTGCCATATAACCGCCTAACTTGCGTTGGGTTTCTTCTGGTAAATCCTCATTAGGTCGAAATGCTGGGCTACTCACTTGCCCCCCCGCATATGTAAATCAGCCCGGCCAAATTTGCCATCCTGGCCTATTTTGGAAGCGGGCCATCTGCTGCCACCTGGCACAGCTTTATCTTTCAATCTTATGCTCCCCTCTCATCAAATCTTGTCCGAAGGTTCTGGCGTAGCCGCGTCGTATTTTCGCTTGCGCTGCATCGGGTCGTTGTGCATTGCCATCCGTGTTACCCCCCCCGGGGTTTTCGTCTAGGGGTCTGCCGCGTCCGTCGCCTCTAACGGTTTTGCCGTTCTTTAGGGTCGCCGCTTCCAGCGGCGACCCGCCGGGCGTGGCGTTGGGCTTGCGGGATAAATACTCCTGTTTAGAGTAACGATCAGTATCGTTACTCTCTGATAACCCTTGCAGGTTTTCACCCCGCCCTAATTCGCTTTGAATCCCCAGCACCAACCACGCCCGCTTGCGTTCCTGCCAATAGCCTTGTCTGGCATCAAGTACGCTAAAAGGGGGAACTATGAAACGGTCTGATAAGCTAACAAAATCTGCTTGCCCTTGTCCGCTTGCGCCGTTCCCTTGTTGGTTTAACAACCCATCAGCCGCCCGCTGCTTTAGTGTCTCTAACATCCCGGCCAGACGCGGGTCAACCGTCATTGTTTTAGTGCGCTCTAACAAAGCGGCTAACTCAGTCGACTTTGTCTCTGCCATCTCTGTTATCTGGTCTTTGACCAAAAGAGCGAAGTCCGTTTCAGCCGGGGTTAAGCCGTACCACTTGACCGGCACAAGCCCACCTTCACCTGCCCGCGCCAAAGCCAGGACTACGCGCTCGTGACCATCAAACATAACGGCGTCGGGGTTGTCAAGCAGAGACGCCGGCCCATCGCCGTTGATAGATAAACTTATCTCATCAAACCAGCCTACAGTATCAAGGCTGGACTCAGTAGCGGAGCGTTGGGATTCGGGGTGGCTACGGGGGTTAAGGATATTGAAACGCTGGGCAAGCTCACCAGCGGTCAATAGCTCTCGTTTTAGGAACTTATCAGGCCAAATGTCAATAGTTTCCTTAGTCATCAAATCTCTTTTTCCGTAGCGCCCATCCTGCCGCAATCGCCCCGCTTTCCCTCACTCCAAACCCCCACCGTATCACCTCACAGCCCGCCGCTATGCCGCCGATTTCCGGCGCGGGGCCGGGTGCCGCATAGTTTTTTAGGTGGTGCGCCGTGTAGGGGCGTGGTGGGGCTTGTGGTGGGTGTAACGTGTGTCATTTGTCGCCCTAAAACCGGCTCAATACCGCACCGGCAATAGAGCTAACGACCTGCTGCAACTTGACGTTACCATTTTTGAGCAGGATATTTTCAGCCGCCAACAGGTGCGCTTTGAGTTCGGCTTTATCGGCGTCCGGCATTTCGGCCACGTTGATAAGGCCGCCAACATAGTTATTAATGAGGTCAACGATTTTCTTTAGTGCTTCGTCCATAACGTTGTCTCCTATTTCGCTCTGATTTCTACCTGTTTCAGGTATCTTTCCTCCCAAACCACCAAGTCAGCATCCCGGCCAGCGCAGCCGCAATCAGGGCAACGATCAAGCCGACAATGAGGCCGGCGGCGTCAATTTGGGAGAGTAGGGCTATCATCGGCCCTCAGTCGCATCCATCAGGGCGTCAATGAGTTGCCTGATTCTGAGTAATTTCATTCTTCTTGCAGCCTTAGTAACAGCGGGCAAATGGAAATCTTCTAAAACCTGCTGAATACTCACGTCGTCAAAAACCATATGCACCCTGCGGGCGTTTCTGGTAACTGTAGCGGCTCCGGCCTGTTGCTCGGCAAAATCTTCTACCTTACTCATATTAACCCGCTGGCTGGAAACCAGATCGGATTCGGCGGAAAGCGCATCGCTGGAATCGGCAACGATCTGGTCTAGGTCTTCGGACCGGTCCATTTGCTCGGCGTAAGCTTCAGGAGATTCCGCTACCTCTTCACCGCCCTCCGCTCGATATTCAACCAGCGCGGCATGGCGCAATAGGTTATGTTGATATAGTCGTTTGGCCGTTTCGTGGTCAACCTGTAGGGCGCGGGCGATGGCATCAACTGAGGGAACAAGTTCCTCCAATCGCTTTAGAATGGACTCGTCATTTGCGGCCACTACTCTTTTTCCTCATCTACAAACTCAGCTTTAGCCAGTGCGATTCCGGCCTCAAGTGAACGCACAATCTTGTAGGAATTGCCGTTTGTGATAGCGGCGTGGATTTCGTTGGTTAAAGCATTCTCGCCCAGCGCGTTTATCAGCCGGGCTAATTGTCCTTTGTTTTGAGCCAGTAAATAGGTGACTACGGTTACTAATTCGGTCGGCGTGAATGGCTTGTCCAGAAACGTGACCGCCCCGTCTCTGATTAAAATATTGCTGATTTCATCGCGGTCCGCCCAGCCGGATATAGCCAAAATCGGCATACCAGCCAGCGTAGGATTATCGTGTAGGATTTTGCAGACTTCCGGCCCCTCTGGTTCGGTGCCGAGGTGAATGTCCAGAATGACCAAACTCGGTTTTGCCAGCTTTACCAGCCGCAGCGCATCCAGGCCGGTTGACGCCTCAACTATCATATGCTCATCGGCCAACGTGTGCCGGATTACATCTCGCACCATTTCCTCATCATCTATCAAAAGTATCAGCGCCATTCCGCTATTTCTCCCTCTAAATCCTCTATCTCAATCGTTATATCCGGCGGGGTGTTCATTCCCATTTTCGCCGCCTGCTCTTTGAGCTTTTGCAGCCGGCGCATCTTGGCTATTTTTTGGCCGTTATCGCCGGTTAGGGTCAAGGTATCAAAGCGGTGGTTTGCCGCTTCCGTCGCCTGGCGCTGTGCCATCAGGCCAGATATTTTGTCGTGAAGCTTACGGTAATCCGGCGGCTTGACAATGTAGCCATCGGCTCCCAGGCGGGCGGCGTGTTCGCGGCTAACCTTGTCACCAAAAGCCGATAACACTACCACCGGCGTGTTTGGGTCAATTCGCTTGATAGCTTCCAGGACCACAAAACCGCTGACTACTGGTAAACGGAGATCCAAGATTACCCCGTCAAATGTTTCACCGGCCAGCTTTTCAATCGCCTCATCACCCCTGGCGGTCAGCGTCACACGCATGCCGCCGTAACTCTCCAAAATGGCCTGGGCAATAAAGCCGTTTTGGTCCTCTACCAAGAGTACGGACTTCATTCGGGCGGCCCGCTCAGGCTGGCGCTCAGGGTTTGAATCTGCTCAAGTGCGGCCAGTAACTTGGCTTCGAGGATCATTACCCGACCCCGTAGCTCGAAAACTTCGGTTGTTAAGGATTTGTTTTCGTCGGCTAACCGGCGGCGTTCTTTGCGTAGGTCGGCCCGGTCAATAAGGGAGATAATCCCACCGGCCAGAACAACTATAAGAACTACGCCGATAGCCAGAATGATAGCGCCGAAAACCAAAAACTCACTTACAGGAATCTCCACAGCATCTTAACATTTAGCCTTAAAGTATGCTATAATACCTTAAGGCCGGGAAGCTCCATTCCCGCGTCTGCCGGGGTGAAGTGCGACAACATTTCACTCCGGCGCTTGGTCAACGAATAAGCCGCTAAAATAGTTGCTTTGTCAGCGGCTCAACTAAAAAAAACACAGCTATAAACCACGCGCCGCCAAAAGCCACAATAGCCAGGATTGCCAGGGGGCGGTATCTACTCCAGGCCCACAGGGATACCAGCGCACAAACGATGGCGATTACAAGCGGGGGGACGAAGTAAAAGGTCATTTCTCACTTACCTTTACGGCCTTAACCCGCCTCTTGCACATTGACCGGCGGTGGTCACATTTTGAACTGACCATACATTGGCATTTCTCACACCAGTACCAGGGCTTAGAAACAACTCCTGTAACCGTGTTACTATAGCAATGGTGATGCCCAGTACGATCACCTTCCTTGATTACTTCTGCGATGTAGCCCATATCTCCACCAAACAAAAAAGGCCACAAAGCCGGGCGCTCTGCCCGGTCCAGTGACCTTTGTAACTCAAATTATGGCCCGCGTTGGGCCGTGATATTTTCGTCAATTGTGCCTCCGGTGGGTGTACCGGTGGTTAGCGTGCTGGGGCGCTTGGCGGCTATCCGTTTGGATGCTAAGCCCCGTTGTGAGTAGTATAGCGCATTTTGCCGGTGATTGCAAGGGGGTGATATATCAGGGTCACTTTACCGGCTCCGCTTCTTATCCCACCGCAATATGTACCCGTCCTTTACCGCCTTGTCTGTACACTCCTGGGTGGGGAGTATTGAAACAAGGTCGCCTTTTTCGTCAAAAGTAAAGCGCACATCGCAGACAAAAATCCATTCGCCGTCTTTGGTGGCGGGCAACATCGGGTGATATTCAAGGCCGCAGTAATGACATTTTTCAACCATTGCGCACCCCAAAAATAGCCTCTAAAACCGACCTGATAACATAGTCCTCATCACCCGGTGTTATTGGCATTTCATCAGGGCTGTTGTCTGGAAAGTCGCGCTCCAGTATCTCTCTCAGTCGTATACCCGCATTGTGAACCAGATCAAAATCACATTGCGCCACGTTGCCGGCCAGTACCAGAAATTCAGCGGTTGTCTGGTCTACCATTCGTAACGCCTTCATATTGCCGTTTTGAGCCATCACGCCCCAAAATGGACCAGACGGGCCACCTGGCGGGATTAGCATCCATCGGTTAATTTGGTTGGTCATCTTCCCACCACCCGCCGCGCCTCTGCTAAATTCAAATATTCAATATACCGACCCGCCGCCTCTATGTATTCGTCTCTGACAAGCTCAAATCCAAAATCAAAATGCTCTCCGTTCTGCTCGCCCCAAACAGAGAAGTGACCACAGACCCGGCAAAGTCGAACCTCATAGCGGTGGCTGTTATCATCAGTTCCCATTGCCCTGGATGACATCACAAGTAGATTTTGGTGGTTGCAGTCTAGCGGGCGAGTTGGTTCCACCTGGTTAGCAACCGGCTGCCGATTCAATTCGCGGGCCGCTTTACTTTCGGTGTAATACCGATGCCGGGCAGCCTCTACGCGCTCGGCGGGGGTTATACCTGCGGGCGCTGGGGGCAGGCCGCCGCCGTAGGGGATGCGGGGTTTGGACATTGGGGACTCCTTTCGTTTATGCTGCAAACATTGGTAAAGTTTCAAGGGACTTTTGGCTTGTTTTTCCTTCGCTCCTGGGTAAAGCATTTTCGGAGAGATAGACAGGATTTAGGTCAAGGCCGATGAATCGGCGGCCCAACTCATTGCAAACCTGCCCGACGGTGCCACTTCCACAAAATGGATCCAAAATCACGGCGGGAATCGGCGCAAATTCCTGAGCTACTTGCTCGACTATTTCCAGAAGTTCCCCGCCTTGCATCCCGTAGTTTGGCGTAGCTTTTTTGATGCAATCGCAAGACGGTTTCCAGCCGGTGGTTTGATAAGCCGCCGTAACGCTCGCCCCGTTGCGCTTGGTTGGGCGCTGGGGTGATACGGAATGACCCCGGCCCTCTATTGCATCCTGCTCATAATCGGCCCAATCCTTACCCAGCAGCGCGGCATATTCCGGCGTGGGTTCTTTGACCCGCTGCCAGGGATTGCCACACTTTGGGCAAACCCCGGCCTGACTGGTGCTGGCCTGGATCATCGGAGAAACAAGGGCCGGTGGAAATGTTGCGAAGTGTGCGAATCTATATGGGGTTGGGTTGACAATCAGCGCCTCCGGCATGCCGGTGCTGTCCAGCAGCATGCCGCCGTTGTCTCTGATGGATTGCAGGTGGGCAATGTAGGAGTCAAGGCAATCAAAGAAGAAGTCGGAGGTTCGGAGGGCGCGGCCTGCGGGGTTGAATTTTATATTTTCTCCTAATCCACCGTTGCCTCTATACCCGCCACTATCCACCCACTTATCATATCCAGCCCCATAATTACCCGCTCTTTTTAATGCCTCATCTTGAGATTTTACAACAGATGCACGTCTCACAGATTCAACATCGTAGTAATATTTCTTTCCCTTTGTCAGCATAAACACATACTCATGCGCATTGCCCGGCCTGTCCTGTACCGATTCCGGCATGGCGTTGCGTTTTATCCAGGGTGGCGCGGCCCGAAGTATCCACCCGTCCTCTTGCAGAGCGATAGCCACCCGCCAGGGAATCCCGCACAAATTCTTTTCCGGCAACTCCCCTGCCGTACTGAATGGCTTATCCCTAAAGGTTCTATCATCGTTCCCCGTTGCCTTGCCATCGGCTGCGCTGCGCCCGTTGCGGGCGGTTGCGAAGCTGTCACCATAATTCAGCCAGAATGTACCCGTTGGGTGCAGCACTCGCTTGATTTCCCGGCTGACAATAACGGCGTTGGCAACGTGGAGCGACATTGTAGGCTCAAGGCCGAAGGAGCCATAGAACGCGCCGCAGGTAGAACAGATTTGGCTTTCGGTATCCCGTTGCGCCTGAATTATAGACGTTGTTGCTTTACCTGATTTTGTCTGCTCTATCTGAGGCCCGCCCGATTCTCGATGTTTGACAACCGTTTGCCACACGTGCCGGCAATCGTCGCGCCCGCCTAAGATGATCGGTGGAAGGTCGTAAGACCTCAAGCCCCAATACGGAAAACTGCTCACCGCGCAGTGTACGCTATTGTCTTTCATTGGTATTCTAAACGAGTTGGCTTGTGTTATCATTTCTAATATCCTTTTTCTGTCAGTACCCTAATCAAATCATCCAAACAATCCACCACCACCCCCACGCCGCCGCGCTCGACCACCGCCGCCAAAAACCGCGCCTGGTCTGGCGACGGTTTAGCCGGTTTGCCGAATCGCCGGCGGTCGGGGGATTTGACCTCACAGTACAGCGGCAATCCCCACAGCATCACGCCTTGAGGCCACTTGCCTACCGCATCAGGAAAAGCGACAACGGAGCCGGGGGGAGGCGGCAGCAGGGCCAGCACATCGGATACCCCGGCGCCGCGCTCTGGCTCGCCCAGGCATTGCCAGCGGTTGAAGGCTACGTAGCGAGAATCGCCGCCGGTTTCCGGCTGGATTGCGCCGCTATTGATTCTGATAATCAAAGCTTTGTACTGCCAAATTAGCAGGTCAATGATGGCGGATACTACGCCGGATTCGGGCTGGCTCACGGCGCATCCCCGGCGGCCACCTCACTCCGCAGGGCCGCGATTAGGGCGGTCAGGAGGGCTTGGGCCATTGTCGGCTGCCAATCGCTATTAAACTCGTTAGCAATAATGACGTTGTTTCCGTTGTGTGTTGTGAGTTGAATGGTATTTAGTGACCACCCCCGCGCCACTATCGCCGTTTCCAGCGCCCCGCGTAGCCAGTCGTGGGCGGGGTCGCCGGTGACAAGCTTTTGCTGCGTTTGCGCTTGAAATTCCGGCTCAAACCAAAAGCTATATTGACCAATTCTAAAACCGTTGAATGGTACGGTTTGCTCGCACACCTCCGGCGCTTCCCTGCTCAACTGCTCAAGTAGCTCTATCATCGCTCGTTTCCTTCCTCGCAATAATCAATGTACCGGCTCAAAGCATCGCTTAAATCCCCGGTAGTGTAGACAGTTTGCCAGGTGGGTGACATTGGCTTGCGCTCAGATATGTAATATTCTCCGCTTTTCTCGTACAACCGATATGCGCCGTTGCTAATCCAGGCATCTATCGGACCGGCTAATATTTTTGTAATCAATTCTATCATCGCTCACCTTCCTTTACCTTACCGTCAATTTCCAGCCAACGCTGCCACTCCTGCCGCGCTTCGGCCCGCGTTGGCATCACCCGCGCCGAATTGTGATGCTTGGGGCAAGCGGCATAGTAGCCCGCCGGGGGGACTGGCTTTATTTCTATCTCACAGGCCAGGGTACATTTGATTTTGCTCATAGTTCACCTTCCTTTGCCGTTTCTATAGTCGCCGCTTTCGCCCTTACCCGCGTCTCTACCGCCGGCACCATTCGCCCTGGCTTCGTGGGATGCGGCAGCCAAATGAGGGAGCCGGGTACGACCTCGCGGCCTTCAGCGGCTATCGCGTCGAGTTCGTCAAGGATGGGTAGGGGGTGGGTTTGTTGGGTCATTTCGCCCAATCCTTAACGCCCTCATTCCAACTTGTTAAATCGCCCGACGTGTCACTTAGATCAAAACGATAATTCTTTTTAACCCAACTCTCAACTTTTTTACAGGCAGGCAGCCAGTACACGTAGGGCATTTCGCTATGACCATCTAACCAATCATCATAATTATCATCGTCAAAATCCGGCTCGCTTTCACAGTCCAAGCTAACCTCGTCGGCTATGTATCCCGTTGTATCCTCAAACCAGCCGGTAAACTGGGCTGTTAGTTTTAGGCCACAATATGGGCAAACGGCTACGTCTGTGGGAATGTCGAGAATAGCATCAGAGTTTATGATTTTGTAGTCAGTTTGTTGGTTGGTCATAACCGTTTCCTTCCTGCCCCCATTTGCGGGGGCGCTGGGGGGTTATCTTCTCATCTTGGGCCGGGCGCTGGGTGCTGTGTTTTCCACTACTTTGAACCTACCATCTCTTACGCGATCCCAAACCGCCTCCGGTAACGTGGCCGGGTTTTCATTGCTGGCAAACAGGGTTATGGTCTGGCCGGCAAGCGCAGCCCGGTAACGCTCATCTAAGAAATCAAAGCGGAAGTCCTGCATAAAGGGGGTTTCCCTGGCCTTGTCCATTTCGTCTATGGCCAGCACCTTGACCGCCTTCATTTTCTCAAACCTGGCAATGAAGCCCATATCAACATCGGGATCATTGTCCTTTTTCTTGCGCTCACTGTAGGCATCCCGCATATACTCAATTAGCGTCGTAAATTTGGTGTAAACCGCCGGGCCGCTGCCGGTGCGATTCAGTTCGTTGACAATGGCTATCAAGACTTCACTTTTGGCATTGCCAGGGCCGCCCCAGATATACAGCCAGCCGAATGGGTCACTGACCATTTTGCGGGCCGCTGCGAGCATGGCCCGGTTGCCGTCAAGGGGTTTAATATCTTCCAGACTTCGGTTAAGCTCAGCCGGTAACATATTTGAGACTTTAGCCATCCGCTGGAGTCGCTCCTCCTGATGCCAGGCGTTTGGGCAGGGAATCGGCTTGCCAAATCCAGGCTCGCCGGGGGCTACATCGGCCCGCAGGAAGCCAGCGCCGGAACAGTCAGGACATACTTCTGGAAGGGGGTTGCCATCCGTCCTCAAAGATGTCAATCGAGGGGATGCGGTCGGGGTCGGTATTGCGCGGGGAATCAGATTTGCTATAGTGTCCATTTTGGGTTACTCCATTTTTCTTTTGGGGGATGCCATCTTTGTACCAATCCAGCATGCCCGTAATATTGGTTAATTTGTATCCGGCCAAAAGCCACGCCTCGACAACACTGCGCCACTTTTCGAGCGCCGCCGGGTCATTGCCGATTCTGTCTGAAAGAACATTAATCTGTGTTTTGTTCAGACAATGCTTTCCGGTCACTTCCACAAAGGTTCGGGCCGCCGGAATCGTATCCGGCCTTGAATTGGGCGAGCGCGGCTTTTGCGGAATCGCCTCTCTCTTAGATTCTTTACTAGGATTCGATTCTTGTTTTAAAGACTCTTTTAAGAGTCGGGTGACATTTGTGTCAGGCTTTACAGGTTCAGCTTCACTTAATTGAGTGACACATTCGTCACCCTTGTCAAGATTAAGAGTGACATTTGTGTCAGGCTTTTGGTTAGGTATGACATAAGTGTCAACCTTACGGGTACGCTCTAAAGTGGTCGGGGAAATCCTTTTTGCATCGCAGAGTTTGATATAAGTGTCACCCTTTTTGGTGATAACCGCTTCGATCTCATCACTGACCAAATCAAAGCGTCTTTTGATCGTCTCTGCTATTTGCTCCTGAGTTAAGCCAGTAGTCACAAGATAAATGTTTGTGTAGCCCCGGCCCCCATGCTGGCCCTGCTGTTCCCACACTAGCAACTCGCCTTTTTCAATCAGGTTGTCAACCAGCCGGTAAACCTGTCTTTCGATAACGCCTAACATCGGAGCCAGAGTTTTGTACCCCACCCAGGTGAATCCGTCATCATCGGCCTGCTCTGCCAGAGCTAAGAGAAGTAACTTGTTAGCCCCGGATAGGTTGGAGTGCTGCCAAACTCTGTCTGATATTTTACGGCTCATATCGAAATCGCTTTCTAATGGGTGACACATATGTCAGGCTTATTCGTATATCCATAGGGTTATCCGGGTTGGATAGCAAACCTCTGGTTATACGAATATGGGTGACATTTGTGTCAGGCTTAATTCATTGATAAGATTTCTTGTATATCTCTGTCAGTAAGGTCAAAATACTCACCATCGAGTCGCTTATCATTAAACCTATGATGTAGTTTTTGCTCCGTTTGAATCATATCGTTTGTGGGAATCAGGTGAAGTAGGGTCGCCCTACCTAAGCCTTTCATCCTTGCGTCTGTGTCAGCAGATAAGCCGATTTTATAGCCGCTTTTGTTGGGGGTTTTGCATACATAAACAAAGCCGGGGCGATGGTCAAACGCACGTGAATCGCGGGCTTGACGCCGTTTGGTTGCTTTGGTTTTCAGTCGGTCAACCGGCCCACCGAGCAGGCTTAGATTCTCATAGTTGATCGTGTGCCATGATGACCTGCTGCCCGTTGCGTAGTTCAAATCATAACGTGAAGATACAAGACCATCCTGCTTTAGATTGCGGAGTGTCCTTTTGATTATGCCTCTATCCCAAAATGGAAAATCAACCTGAAAGTCATCCAGGGTTTTGAGTATCCATTGCCTGCCCCCAGCGCTTACAAGCTGATTAGATTCGGCTAAGAGGGTTTGCAAGTGCTGAATTACTATGGCTTCATTTAAGCCAATCCATTCAGCCAGTATTGAGGTAAATTTATAATGGGGGTTTGTTTGCCCGTTTTGGGCAGGTTGGGGTATATTACTTTGTGCCATTTGAAAGCTGATCCTTTCTTTTGGTGGAGCCGGGTTAAGTGTTTGCGCACTTGCCCGGTTCATTAGTTGTGGGGCTAACAATAAAAACAGCCCAGCTTGATTGTTTGAGGTTACGAGGCCACCAAACAAATACGGAAAACCGTAATCAAGCTGGGCTTGTTTATCGCCCAAACCGGTGTTACCCGGTGATGTTAGAAAGTTGGAAAGTGCGGACCCTTGCTGGGTTGCTGGTTTTCCATCATATTCGTTTAGTAGCCTCGTATCTATAATTATACGCATTTTGAGTTATTTGTCAATATGAATCCGGTTAGACTTTCACCGCCGGCCTTTACCACCCGATACAATTCCGGCCTGCTAATCTTCTTCACAATCACCTTGCCTCGTTTCTGCTTATCGGCACTCGCTCGCCAGGCGGTTAATTCACCGTTGGGGGTGTAGGTCTCCACGGTCCAGACAGTACGGGAATTTTTGGTTTGGATTTGGTCGCCGGCCTTCATTGGGCCACCCGCTGGCCGGCCTCTGCCCGCTTCTGATCCAGCATCGCCCGAAACACCTTAAATATCACGTCAAGCGCCGACTCCCGGCCCATCCCCCGAACCTCGCAAAGCGTGACAATCATTGCTTCGATTCTAAGCTGTACGTCCTGGGGGAGCATGGAAAGCCGGCGCTCTAATTGGGTACTGTAAGCTAAATCAGCCCGCATGGTGGTCATACTTTCACCTTCTGGACCCGAGCTCGGGCCAGGGCTTCTTCCCGGTTTAATCCGGCGTCGTAAGCCTCGCGCAGCTTGCCTAAGTTGGCATTAGGGGGAATGTCATCGGTGAGCCATTGCTCAAAACCTGGCCCGTCTTTACCTCGCGGTAGCTGACATTCCCGGCCAGCTATAATGATTTTTTCGCTCACAATAATCTCTTTGGTCTTAAACCCTCTGAGGCAATCCAGACATTTACGCCAGCGGGTGATACTGGTCGGTTCTTTGTGGCGGGTGTTTTGGGTTTGAATGTTGGGGGAATGGCAGTTTGGGCAAATCATATCGTCACCCTCCGATTGACCAGCGCCCGCAGCCGCCCGATCTCCGCCTCAGCCAGGGCCAACGCCTGCCGCGCCGGGTGGGTTTCGCAGGTTTGCCAGTGATCCAGCCGGGCCGGGTCGTTGTCGTGGATTACGGTGCCGCAAAAAGCGCAGGTGGCCGCGGTCTGGTCGAGCCGGGCTTGGAGTTGGGCTATCAGCGCCTTGTCCTCAGCGCGAAGGTCGTGCAGGGCATTGATTGTGCTTAGGAGTTCGGTTTTGGTGGTCATCTCGCCCCCTTCCAGACGGTGATTTTCTCTACGCCGCCGGCTTGCATTTCCGAGTAGACCCTGGTCACGGTCGGATCGTCAACGAAGGCTCGCCGGATAGCGCGGGCCAGGATGGTGCTATCGTAGACAAAGATGGTTATGGGCCGGGGGGCTTCTGTGGGCTTGGTCGGTGGAGTTAAGGCCGGTTGCGAGGTCATCGCTGCACCGCCTGGCGCTCTTTGACCTTCGCAAAAAGCTCTTGCGCCTTAACGCCCCGGTCAATTAACCGCTGATACGCGCCAGACTTAAGTACCCGACTTTCCTCTAACCACTCGACGGTGGCCTTGAAGTTGAGGTCATACTTTAGAGCCAGCGCCCCCAGGTCGTAAAGCGTAAGGGCTTCATTAGCCTCTTTTGTGGCCCGCGCTTCGTCGGCCATCTGTTGACCACAAATAGCTAGAATTTGCTTCAAGATGGTGTAATAACCTTTGCCGCGTGTTACCTTGAGTTTATCAGTTAGCTCTCTCAGATTTACTTCGGATAGTAGTACACCGTCAGGGGGTTGAATCGCCGCCGAACTGGGCAGCGAATCGAGGGGATTTTTAATCTCTGAGGGGTTGGGATTTATTGACATTCTGCCTCCAATTTAGTAATATGGAGGCTACTGGCGCTGAGTTTGGCGACCTACGCTAGTAGCCTCTGGCTGGCTCGGCTGCTCCCCTGTGGGGTGGCCGGGCTTGTTTTTTAGTGGTTAGTCGAGTGACATTTCCGTAACGGCCTTTAGGGCTGCTTGGCAGATAGCCAGGCCGGGTGAATCCTCATAAACAGCAAATGAGCAATTAGGGCTATCGTAAGCGAGATTTCCACCGCTAATAGTGGCTTCATATCTTTTATCTTCCCACTTTTCACCCGTCCAAAATTGATCTAGCCCAGCCCAGTGTGGACGGATTTCCACAGTAATTCGGCATTGAAATAGCGCCTCTAACTTCTCTGCTACCCGCCAGGCTGCGGCTACGTTCTCAGTTGGTTTCCAGTCTCTACAATAAGCTTGGATTTCTACGGCTACATCAACCCAAACATCGGCATTGGAATGGTTGGAAGTTGGGACTGTCTTCCGTTGCCAGCCCATAACCTTTTCAGCCACCAAAGCATCTGTCTCTTGATTTGTCATTGCATCGCTCCTGTAAACCAATGACCTGCAACATACTTTTTGAGATTGGTTAGCTTGGATAAGTCAGCGGTAGACAGCTTGAACGCTATATTAATCAAGGGGATAAGTCCTTAGTGCCACCTTCGCCCTTGCTTCTTCCTCTGTAATCACATAACCTAACTTGCCCCAATGCTTAATTGTTACTTCGATTCTGGCATCCTCTTTAGTCTGGCTGCCATCGTGTTTATCAAGATACCCGTTACAACTCCGGCAAACCCAAATCACATTAAGAGGTTGACCATAACCCATCCAGTGATGAGCAACGATAGCGCGGGTCTTATTGTCTTTTGGTTTTTGGCCGCAAGTTTCGCAGTAATCCGGCCTGACTAACTGACCAGAATTTACAGCGACCCTAACTAGAGTCATTGCGTGGTCTTGTTCTTTCTTATTCACTTGTCCCATATCTTTCCGGGGCAAACAAAAAGCCCCTGTGCTGAACCTTACCCTTGCAATCATTGGAGCGACCAAACTCAAAAGACGGCATTTAGGGTAAGGCCCAACATAGGGGCCTGTTACAACTAAAGTATTGGGTGTTTGCGTGACTGCGTTAGAAAATAAAACGCCGCCTGTTTGAGTAGGTCGCTCGCCTAAAGTATAACACAGTTCGCTTTGAATTACAATACCCAATTTCATCAATCTTGACCCTTGTCAGTCGGGTGGGGCAGGTATACCCCTTTATTTATTATGGTTCGCATATGTCCACAAAAATGAACCATAATATTACTTACTCTCCTAACCCGCCCTTTTCCTGCGCATAGCCCCCACTCGCCACCGCCTGCCCGCGCACCCGCTCTAGCTCAACCCGCAGGTACTTGACTTCGGTCAGGAGTTCCAGGGTGGCGTCCCTGACTTCGTGATGTCGGGTAAAAGCTGCCCAGGCGGTTATTAATTTGTAAATCTCTACCAGTCTCTCAGGTGTCATTTTTGTCCCCTCACTACTACGCGCATCACTCAAACAACCGGCCCATCTTCTCTAATTCCACCTTTGGGTTTTCCGGCGTGGCCCTGATGGTCGTCTGCCCACCGCCCCGAAAGGACAGTACGGCGGTTTTGATGTGCGAGAAATTAGCACAGGTCAGCCGAACGGTGGTTTTCTTGTCCTTCTTAAACGGCTGGTATTCTTCGAAGTATCTGCGGGTTTCATAGCATCTATTTTGAGTAGGCCACTCAAGATCAAGGTTTTCAACCTTTTTGATACTCTGGCATAGTTCACACATTTTTATGGTCATCTCTCTACCTCCACGTACTACACGCACCGGCCCGCCACTAGCCCTTACTCTTCTTCACCAGCCGGCCCACTTTCCCCAATCGTTTGCTCTTTTTCCGTTTGGCAGTATCTCCACCGTTTTTGTACTTTGTTTTGCCGTGCTTATTTTTGATCGTTACTGCTGCTGTCATAGTTGAGACCCCCTGTTACTTTCGCTGCCAACGACTCCCAAGTTGGGTCTCGGTTTGTTCTCCCATTTCAAGAGTATCAAGCAGCGCTGTTACCTGCTCGACAACCGACGACTCGCCGGTGTTGGTTTCTCTGGGCAGACAGTTGAGTAAATCCAACTGTTTGAGATTGCAGGCTATTTCACAGCTTTCCAGCCGCGCCCGTATCACCCGAAATTTATTGGATGGCAGCGCATCGGCTTCGATCTTATCAAGCATACGCTGTGTTTCCAGGCTGAATAACAAGATATTCTCAGTACACTCAGACCACTTCGGAGGCCGGCCCCCGATCCTGCGTTGGGGCTTCAGGGCTAAAAGTTCTTTGGCCTTTAGCTCCAGTAACTTGGCGTCATGACGGATAACCGGTAGGAGCTTGATAAGAATGGCGTACTTTTCCTGCTCGATTCCCTTATGGATAGCCAGGCCCAGCGCGGCAGTTAGCCGGTCTTGAGTGTGGATACACATCCAAGCCACGGCCAGGATTTCAGGGTTCCAAACTGCCATTAGCCTCTTTATCCTCACGCATTTTTTTGACTATCTGGAAAACCACCATCGGCCCACCGACAACAATCAGCGCTGCCGGGTCCAAAAATATCATAGGCCACAGGGCCTCTAACTGCTTAAAATGTACCAGAGTAACAAAGGTGGCAAACATCACCCCCACCGAAACAATGAGAGTTCCCACAACGACGCTGACCCAAGTCCACCCGTGCGGGCCAGGCCGAAGGTAAATCTGCAAAGCGTAAGCCCAGCCCAGAATATTGAAAACCACTGCAATGCCGCCAAGAATGTAACCGAGTGAGTAGTTCATTTTAATTGTGGCTCCGAATATTTCCGAATATTTTGGTTTTTGAAAAAAACATAATGTTTCCAGGAAGGTGTGGTAGAATAAAAAAAGGTCTATACCTACCGGGTGTGGTGGGTATTTTCCTCTGGCTGTTTCCCTCTCTTTGCTTGGCGGCGACTGAGAGAAACGGCAAAATGCACAAAAGTCCCTGGCTTAACTGGCCGGGGATTTTTCCTATTTAGTTTTGAGCGGGAAAGTGCCGGCGTATTGCCGGATTGTTAAGAAATGGGTATGATAGGTTTTAGCGTGCATAGTAGCTCCACTACTTTGTGCGTTAGGGCTTGCAGTTCGTTGCACCGGGCTGCAAGCTCGATTTGGAGTTGACCCCGGTTATGCCGGGGTTATTTTTATTTCTGAGGCGTTTACTATTTTACGCCCGATTAAACAATTTTATAATCTGTAAAAATAGTACAATGTTCCTAGTCTGTCAAGGTTGGGTATTAAAGTACACTAAAGAGTGTTGTTTTTAAGCCCCTGCCATTTCCAGATAGGCCAGCGCCTCAGATAGCGCCCGGCCTCGGTTGCTTTGCCAGACTTGAATCGAGCAGCCTTTAACGATAACGGAGCCATCGGCCCGGCTGCAATTAAAGTTGCTGATAATGTCGCGCCGCTTGCTTTTGTTCAAATCCTTTTTCAACATAGCCGCATATGACAGCTTGACCCCGGCTAATAGCCTGGCCGTTTCCAGCGTGGTTGGATCCACGGTTGCCGGGGTGATACCCATGCCGCGTAGGGTCGCCGGGGTGATGAGTTGAAGGCGTCTCATTCTGTGCCGCCATTGTAGCCACAGGACTCACACGGCCAGCCGGTGGTTAGCTCATCGCAGTTCGGGCACTTGTCCGACTTGGCGCGGGTTATCAAGGCGATTAGTTTTTGTAGCATGGTGACTCCCGTAGAGACGCAAAACCCCGGCGTGGCGCTATCGGTGCGCGGGCCGGGGTGGGTGTTAGTTAGGCTGCTTGTTCAGGGATATACTCTACTAAATCCCCTACTCGACAATTTAGATACTCACAGAACCTTTCAAGTACCTCGGTGTGAATCTGTGAGACATTCCCGTTATCCCATCTTGATATGGTTTTGATGGGCGTTCCCGTGATTTTTTGGATCTCGGTATAAGTGATTTTTCTATTTTCGCGCTGCTCTTTTTGGGCGAGCGCCCGACGGAAATTTATCTGAATTGCCATTGCCATCGCATAATCTCCATTCTGTAAAATAAACTCACAATTAAGATACCATAGTTTTAATAGCTTGTCAATACACGTGGCTTAAAATTTTGCACACGTGGTTGACTTGCTTTGACGTGTGTGCTATAATCTACGTGTACCTATTTTTAGATAGCGAGGTTTATATGTGCGTTTACTTTATTCAGGCAGAGCAAGGTGGTTTAATAAAGATCGGATTTTCTATTAACCCATCCGGTAGGCTTTACAATCTTCAAATGTCCTGCCCTGCCCCCCCTAAAAATTATAGCGATTATAAAAGATGCGCCCCAGCCGGTAGAGGTTAAGGCGCATTTTGATTTATCGAAGTGGCGGCAATACGGAGAATGGTTTGAGCCTTCAATTGAAGTGCTGGCATATATGAAAGAAAATGCTGTGGAGTTTGAGCCACCTGCGTCGCCCCGTTTTGAGGAAGAAGATTTTGTAATGCTATCTGGTCAATACCGAAAAAGATGTAAGGGCTATTCAAGGCATCGGGCCGGAAGGTGTGCCAATTTCGTTGTCTATAATGGAGACTATTGCACCTTCCACCAACCTTAAAATATATGATACACGTTGGGAAAATACTTGACAGCGTGTACCTAATATGCTATAATACTATCAAGATTGAAATTCACTCACAGGAGCAACCGACCAATGACACTCTCCCAATTCACTGCCCTACTAACCGCAAAGCACCCCACCGCTACCGTCGCCCGGTCAGCCGACACCGGCGGGGCAACCGTCAAGACCGGCCTGACCGTCACTTTTGACGACACCGACAAGATGTACCACTATCAGGGTAGCTTTCAGGAAATCGCCCAGGCGATGGGACTGCTGGAAAAATGGTACGTGTTGGAAAATGGCGGGGTTGTCGGAATGGCGACAAGCGAAACCGAAGCCAGCCAGAAGATGACCGAACTCAAAGCCCAGGCCGAAAAAACGGCAGCCGCCTGGGGTGGTCAAGTTGGAGAGTTTACAATCAGGAAAGTATAGCCCGGCCCCGCGCCGGATTACAGGAGCAACCGATAATGACCAAGCAAGAACGTGATAACCGAGACGCCCTCGAAGCAGTAGACCAATTAACCACCGCTTGCGAGTTCAAGAACGCTGACCAGTTAGCCGAGTTAGAGGCCGCCTTGACCGTTTTGGGCCTGAGCAAGTTGGCCGGTATCGTTTTTGGATACGGTATCGGCAACGCCGGCGATGAGTATATTGATCTGCGCAACAGCGCACTACAAGCAAAGCTTTAATCAACTAACCCCGGCCCGCGCCGGCCACAGGAGCAACTAAAGATGAGCAAACCCAAACCAGAAATCAGGAAGTTCGACAACTTTGCTGCTGCCTTTGATTATTGCCGTGAATGTGACCAACCCGTGATTGTCAGGGTTGGTCACACCAAATATAGGCTTTTCCCATCAGGGAAATCGTTAAAAGTGAAATAACCGGCCCCGCAACACCCGCCCGACAGAGCGCCGGGGGATATGTAAGATACGGAGGAATTGAGCGATGAGTATACACATTTTTGATGACGAATACACCGGCCCGCGATTCACCTACGGCTGCACCATTCGCCCGCCGGCCCGCTTTAGTATCCCCGAAGGCTACATCTGCGATAGCCAACGGGATAACCCCAGATTTCGGTATGGCACGGTTGATTATCCGGCTCCGATAACTCAAGAGGAAGCGGATCACTACGATATGATTTTGGTAGTGCAGCCGGAACAGGCCAGCTAACCCACCGCAAACGCAAACCGCCCGGCAGAGCGCCGGGGGATACGGAGATACGGAGGAATGATGAAAGTTAGCGATATGATGAAATTAGTAAACTTCGCTCTGGCTGACATTACCAGCAGCGAACAACAAATCGGCAATGGCCGACAAGAGGACAACGCGCTCGTTTTTGCCGCTATCGCCCAGGCCAAGTTGCTGGCCGTTATCGCCGCCGCCATGGTTGATGGTCTTAGGCGAGCCGATATAGAGGAAGAAAGAGCAGAGATAGCGGCAGAGAAAAATAGCCGCTAACCCCGGCCAAACAAAAAAACCCGGCGAGATGTTGACGCATCTCGCCGGGCCAAACAAAGAACCCCTGAAAGGAACAATTCTTATGAAAAGCATAGCACAGATTTATGAAGCCGTCAAGAACGGTCAATCCCTGGAAAACCTGATCCCTGTTGGCGCATCTCTGGCCCATTGGCGCAGGCTGATTACCAACTATGACCCCGCCCCCGTGAAGCGCACCAAGTCCGCCAAGCGCACCACGAAGCACACCCCCAAGCAGAGCAAGCGCAGTAGCTACGCCAAGATGCAAGCTGCCCTGAGTATGGCGACGTTGACGCTAGTCGAGCGGGTGAATAGCGAGGTTAAGCCGCCGGTAAGCGATAGCTGGTACACTGTCAACACCGGCGAGTTTGTAGCCAGCGTTGACCGGAAAACCAACGAAGTGAGCTACCAAGATGAGTAGACTCATTCGCTGGCTCACTGGCAAACCCGCCCGCGTAGGCGTTGAAGGTCGGTGGTTTTACGCGGCCTTAGTCGAGGCAAATATGGCAGCCGGTCAACTGGCTTATGGATGGTGAAGAATATGAATACCTGGACAACCAAAAAAGGTCAAGTGCTCGACATAGCCAGAATGGAAACCCGCCACATTTTAGCCGCGCTGAATATGCGACTGCGGCAAATGGCGGAGGTGGATACAGACGCCAGAGACGCGCAAAATGATTTTGCGGACGACTTTGGAATGGATACCCACCTGGCCGCCGCTGTCAATTTATGCGGTACTGAGTTTTCCTTGATGGAAACCTACACTCAGGACATTGGCAGGCTGGCCGCCGAATTGGGCAAGCGCGGGTGTCAGGTGAGATTATGGTAAAGATCGTCAACATCATTCTAGCCCCGTTGGACTGGTGCGTGGCCGTCTGGGCAGATGCCCGGCGGTTGGGGCGGTTGAAGTAATTATTGTAAATTATTAGTAGTTAGTTGAAAGGAATTTGAAAAATGTTTGTCATTGAAAAAGCGGAGAATACGCAAGCAAAAGCAAAGGTGGCACTGGTCGGGCCGGCGGGCTGTGGCAAGACTTACACGGCTCTGGTAACGGCTAAAGAACTCGGTAAAAATATCATCGTCATTGATACTGAGAATAAAACCAGCGCCAAGTACGTTAGGCAGCATGGCCCGTATGATATTATGGCCCTGCCTGATTACTCCATTCAAACCTATATCGAAGCCCTGGACCACATCGCCGCCCTGCAAAAATATGACGTGGTAATTGTAGACAGTTTGAGCCACGCCTGGGCCGGTAAGGGTGGAGCATTAGAGCAGGCAGAGCAGGAAAAAGCAAAATTCAGCGGTAACAAATTCGCCGGGTGGGGAGTAGTCACCCCGTTTCAAAACCGGCTGGTTGATACCATTTTGAACTACCCCACTCACCTGATTGCTACAATGAGAATGAAAATCGAATACGCTTTGGTGACTGATGACCGGGGCAAGCAAGTACCCCAGAAGTTGGGAATGGGTATCATCCAACGCGACAGCTTTGAATATGAATTTGACATCATCGGCCAGATGGACACCGATCACAATCTGGTTATCACCAAAACCCGCTGCTTTGAGCTTGATGGGTTTATCACCAAAAAGCCCGATGGTCAAATGGGCCGGGCTATTGCCAACTGGTTAAGCGACGGTGAGCCGGTCAAGATGTTTGCCAGTTTGGATGATCTTCTATTTCAACTCAACATTGATTTTCACCTGAAAGAAGATGAGGCCAAAGGCAGGATTAAAGAGCTTGGTTTTACCTCTCTGCCCAAAGGCAATGGTGAGCTGAAGCGACGGTTACAGGAGATTTACATAGCGGTTAAAGCTGATACTCAAGTGTTACCGCCAGCCTAAACCCAACCCCGCCGGCCCGTTGCCTTGCTGCTGAGCGGGCGCGGGCCGGTGTATGTGATGAGAGGATTGAAACGATGACTACAGAAACTTACGCAGAACAACGAGCCAGAGAATTACAGGAAATCACCCCTGGCCCCTGGCGCTGGAAATTCATCGGCAATGCCGGTAACTATTTCCTTGTCGGCAATAACGGGGAAGGACCAATCACAAATAGCGGCCCAAACAGTGCAGACGGGCGGCTGATGGAAGCCGCCCCCGACCTCGTAGCCGCACTGCGCCGGATAGCCAAAGAACCTGACAACGTAGACGAATGGCTAAGCGCTGACCAAATGCAGGCGATTGCCCGCGCCGCCCTGGCCCGCGTAGATGCGGCAGGGGGTGAAGCGTGATCGAGCTAACCGAGTTGCAACAAAAAATCATTGATATGCTCAAACAAATAGACTATCTGGCGATATGGCAGATTGAAGAACTTACCAACGTTTCCATATCCGGCTGTGGTGTCCCAACGGGTGACAACGCGGTTGAGGAATTGGTGCGGTTGGGCTTAATTGAGGAATTGCCCGAACTGGCGTGTAGATACAGGATCGTTGCCAGTGTAGGGGATTCGCTATGATCTTCCAGCACACTTGGCAGCAGGTAGTCAGCGGGCAAAAATCCCAAACCCGGCGGCTGGCGCAAGAGGGCGACACCGTCATCTTTGATTTTGACCTTACCTCAATTTGGGCCGTATACCGTAAAGGCCGCCTGTTGTATAAAGTTGGGCAAACGAGAGCCGTACAGCCAGGCCGGAGCAAGGCCGGCGTGGGCCGCATCCGGCTAACGGGCATCCGGCGGGAGCCAGTCAACGAGATCAGTAAGGCTGATGCGATAGCGGAGGGGCTATACTCGTTTACATCAAATTTAGGCCACCCGCTCTCTAATCCAGTTAGATTATACCACGCCAACCTTGACGATGAGGGTGGATACATCAGCCCCATAGAGGCGTATGAAAATCTCTGGAATCAAATCCACCCCAAAGCGCCATTTGAAACTGGCCCAGTGGTTTGGGTGTTGACGTTTAAGCAAGCCGAATCCGAGGCCGCCGCCCCCGCGTAAAACCATAGCGAAAAGTACTCCCAACATCTGCCCATTAGTACCTTGCTATTATCTTAGTTTTGATGTATACTGAAACTAAGATTAAATAACAAATTCACTCACAGGAGCTAACGAAAATGCTGGAAACAAAAGAGTTTTACGACCTGATGAACGCCTTTGAGAAGTCTAAACATATTCACGGTTACGGGCGCAGACTTGAGAGAGAAACGGACAAGGCACTTTGGGTCAAACAAGTGTACTACCAAAATGGCAGTATCAATGAATTGTTTATAGCCTTTATGAATGGCTATTCACTAGCCAAGAGCATGGCCCATCAGGGGATTTTTGAAACAGAATTGCAAGCCTAACCACCCGGCCCGCGCCGGCCACAGGAGTAGCCAATGACCAAACCACCCGGCGTCCTTCGCTCCCCAAAGGAAGGACGCCCCTCTAAAGCCTCCAAAGGTGAGGAGCGTTACCGCCATCGAAACTTCACACTCCCCCAGGCAACCGATGACCGGCTGCGGGAATGGGGAAAGGAAAAAGGAAACAATATCAGCGACCTCATTAACAAACTTCTCACAGACTTTTTAGACCACCTAAAATAAAGCGCCGGGGTCGTGCCACTAACACGACCCCGGCCAGCACACACAACTCAAATTCACCTGCTTAAAGGAAACCTAAACTATGTGTACCACTTCAAATCCTATCACAAAATCAAATATCTCACAATCCACCACCCGCTTGTGTATCGGCTGCCAATGGTCGCCCCCCCAGCATTGTGGTTCTTGCCCCTGCTGTCGAGGCCGCGCCCCGGTCGCCGCTAACAGTTTCCGAACCGAAGTAACCACCCCAGACGGCGCGATTCACTTGTGCCAGTGGTTCAGCCTCAACGAGCGCCCGCTGGCTGAGCGCCGGGAAATTGCCGCCGACCTGGGTATCGTCATCCTGGCCGAAGTCTGCAAGCCGGCCATGTTTGCAGCCGCGCCCGTCGCCGTGAAAAACACGCCCTGGCAAGGGCCGGATGTAGCCAAGATGGAAGCCGGATTTGTAACCGCTTTTTGTCAGGCGGTGGCATAATGGCTGAAGAAAAGAAACTGCCCGTTGAAAAGATCGTGGTGAGCAAGGAAGTCGTTGACAGAGTCGCTAAGGGCCTGGCCGAAAACGCCAGAGGTGGGAAATAATGGCCCGCAAATTATTTGACATCGTTTACGGCGTAATCCGCTGCATGGATTGCAATAGTATTATCGGTTCTACTGATGGCGACGACTCCAGCGACCTTTGCGGCAGTTGCGCCGCCCGCCGGGATAGTAACGGCGGGGATAGTTAGCCACCCAGCGCCCGTAGGCAGCGCACGGCCCCCAAGCCCCTGAGAGATCGGGGGCTTTTTTGTTGGGAGGGTTAGAGTAAATGATACCTAGACATTCTATTAACCATTTGGCCTATATACATATATACCAATACGTGCTATAATAAGGCCATAGTCAAGAGTAAGTAATGGAGATCGAAATGACCTACACAATAAAAATGCACAATAGAATGTCAGGTGAATGGTCAAACCTCTGGACAAAAAATCCAATGTCCTTAGAAGAAGCAAACGAGAAATTCAATAAATTTCAATATGATAGCGATTTCTCAAATTATCAAATCGTTGACGAAAACGGAATTATTGCCCGTGACTGGTTACAGGAAAAAGGTAAATAAGATGAAATTCAAAGATTTATCAATCGGCCAGAAATTTGAAATTGAGGGCGATAAGCTCCCCATCGCTCTCACCAAAGTAGTAGAAGAATGGCGCGCGCCATTTTGTCCCACCAATGCCGAGAATGAGGAATTAGGCGGGGTGTGGGTAGATGATAATCAATTAGTAAAGGAGGTAAAATAATGGCTGATTATCGGGAATGTTCAAAGTGCGGGGTCGAGTACGAAGCCTCGCAGGGCCATACCTGTGATGAGCAGGACTTGGCAGAGTTGGCTCAAGCGGAAGCGGAAGATCAGGAAGTCCGCGAAGCTGGCGACGGGGCAAAGGAATAGCAAAATGCCCACTCCCTTGAATCTCGATTGCGAGTTTCTTACCACCCCCCAGGTAATGGCCCTCCTGGGGGTGAACCGGCCCCGCGTCGGTGTTATCGCCCGGCGGTTGGGCTGGCGATCCGTTGACATCCCTAGCCGCCGGAATATCAAAGCTAAGCGGTATTTGGCCGCCGATGTGCTGGCCGAATTGGAGCGCCGGAAGAATGAAGTATCTCATTCGTGACGGCCCCGCCCGAACCAAGCAGGCCCACTACGCCGACGAGGCCACGCTCTGGACCGGACACCCCCGCGCCCTCTGTGGCTGCCGGTTGTCACCCCGGCGGTGGAATGTGGCCGATGAGTTGGGCGAGTACAAGATACGGTGTATCCGCTGCGAGCGGTGGGTGCAGCGGCAGAGCAAGCAAGCCCCCGGCTTAACCGGGGGCTGTTGCGGGATTTTGGCCGCAACCGTGATATAATCAAATTAAGTTAGTTGAAAGGATTTCACAAATGGACAAGCAAGAACTGATTGAAAAAGTTTTAGACCTAATCCAGACCGATCCTGACCCAGCGGGCGAAACCAGTTTAGGTGAATGGATTGAAAACGGCGATACCGATGACATGACCCCTGAAGAAATCGCCGCCGAATGGGACTCGCTGCCCAGCAAAGAAACTGACATCTAAAACCGAATAGCCCCCCAAGCCCCCAATTGACGGGGGCTTTTTTGTTGCCGAAATTCAGGCTTGACAATATTAATGTGATGTGATACTATTTCCGTATGCGGAAGGATAATCAATTCTACACAACAGAGGACGCCAGATTGATTTTAGGTGTCACGACTAGCCGCATCCGGCAATTAGCCCGTGCTGGTACACTCAAGGCCGTGAAATTTGGCCGTGATTGGCAGATCGAGCGGGCCAGCGTCGAGCAGTACGCCGCCGCGCATCCCCGCAGGGTGCCGGGGGCAAAAGGGGAGCAATGATAACCGTCCTCTACCTCTCACAATTCGTTTGGCCGGTGTTCTGGCTGTCCTTTGTCGCCGTCGCGCTGTTTATCACCCTGGCAATCCTCAACTTGATCCGGCTAACACTCAAAGTACTGGCGCTGGACGTGGCCCAGGTCATCAACTATATCAAAATCGACGCCATAGAGCGCCAGCAAAAAATAGCCGGGTTTGAGATTAGTTGTCAGGTCGCCCGCCAGCGCATCCAGGCAAACCGTAAGATGTTGCAATCGGGGCAGGCCGGGCTATTGGCAGCGGATTGGAAGGCAGGCCGGTTTGATGTAGAGATTGAGGAAGTGAAGAGATGACCACCACCCTTTCCCACCGTGCCCAACTCGCGCCCGTTATCGTTTCCGTCACGATCCGGCTAGACATCGGCCTACTGTTTTGGCCGGTCTTTGCACTGGCCTGGCTGATCTGGCTGAATGTGGGCAAGCTGGGGCGATGGCTGCGCGGTTGTCGGGAATGGTGGAGCGCCGCCGGGAGGGTAGCAAAGCGGCGGTGGCAGCGGTGGGTGGATAGCTGGAAAGCGGACTTAGGGTTGATGGGGTTAGCAGTTCGGGAAATGATGGGAGAGACAAATGGGCATCTTTGGCCGGTCTAAAAAAGAAATGAACAACGCCGCCGCCATGTCAATTTCCAACGCGCCCCGGCCCGTCGTGCAGCCCGGCCCAACCGTGATCCACAATCACGCGCCTAACCACTTGGGAGATATTTTAGGCGGCACGTTTGCCGGACTGATTATTTTGATAGCTTTTTGGTTTGCCCTCGTTTTCCTGTTTGACAAAATGGGGGCCAGTGACCCAGAGGCAGAGGCCGCGTTTTGGGTGGTTATGATTCCCGTTTTGTTTCTTGGGGGCTGGCTACTTAAGTGGGTTTTGCTGGCTATCATAGACAATTGGCGTGGTTGGGATTTGGAAATCGAGCGAGAGCGCAGCCAGCAAGTACGGGATAAGCTGCTGGCTATCCAGACTACTATTGAGCCGGGCCGGATGAATGAAAGTGATTTTGAGTTTGCGCGGGTCATCCTGGCCGTGATGATGACTGCTTACGGTTGGCAGGAGTCAAGTAGCAAAACAACGTTCCCCGGCAAGTGGCGGCCCTGGTCTATGCGCTCAACCCTGGAAACCGCTAACGGCATTGGTATCAAATTGTCACACGAACGGGCCAATGAGGTAAGTGTGTGGCTCCACAAAAAGGGAGTGATTACTTCCCCCGAAAGTGGGCAGATTACCCCGGCTTTCCCTGACCTGTCAAACGTGCGGGTAATGCTAGACAAGGAATTTGGTAAGCCTATTCAGGTAGTAGCCCCTTCCCTGCGAGATAACCGAGGATTCAGGTTTCACGAATGATTCAGTCGAGTTGCGTTGTGTTGTCGTGACAATACGACGATAGAGAAGGCATAAAATGACCACTTTACCAGACCGCCCCATCACCCTAACCGCCAATGGCCGGCCCCGCGAATTGGGGCAACCAGGCCGGCCCGCGCCGCTGTTGGTGCGCCTGCTGCGGGCCGTGTGTGCAGTGGTAAGGTGGGTGGTGGGATAAAAGGAGAAAATACAATGGGAGAAGCACTTCGCATTAGCTTGACCTTTGGAGATGAAAACCATTTAGCGCTAGTAATCAAGCGCAGGTTGTCACTAGAGGAAGCCGCGCACTTGCGCCGGGTTTTTGAGTTGGCATTAGAGAGTTTGACAAATGTCGAAGCAGAGCCAGCGCCCGCAGACGCGGGGGAGGAAACGAGATGACAACTTGTCCATATTGCGAAAGCGACAATGTAACCCAAACGACGCCTTGTGATGATGATAACCAGCAGGAATATCATTGCGAGGATTGCGGCGAATATTTTACCGATGAATGTGAGGATGAAAAATGAGCAAGCAACGAGACTGGACCAAAACCATTAACGCCCTAACCGGCTGGCTCGTGGGCACACTCGCCACAATCGCCACTTGACAAACGGTATATAGTGGGTATATAATAGTCTATATCTAGTATATACTACAGGAGGCAATAATGCTAAAAGTAACTGATGTAGGCTATTCTCACTCAAAGGGCGTTGACCCAAGTGGCAAGCGGATTATTATCGAAAGCGTTTGGGGGGAGGTTCAACGGACTGACTACAGCCGGGATAACCTTGAAACCAACGGCCATGCTACTCAAATCGGCACCGAAAAAGGTGAGTGGTTTTTAGGACAAGCCGCTTTGGAGCAATCCCGGTTTGTAACCCGCAGACAAGACCCCGACTGGATTACTACCCCCGAATATCTAGCCTTACACTTGTATCTACTCAGTGAAATGACTCAGGCAACCCAGGCCAGCATTGATCTGGTAACGGGTTTGCCGGTAGGGGACTTTGGGTCACAAGGCAAGCTCAAATCCATCCTGCAAGGGACGCATAAAATTACACGGCCAAACCGCAAAGCGCAACAGATTACTATCAATAAGGTCATCTGTTTGCCTCAAGGTTTGGCCGCTGTCTTTTCTGAGGCATTAGATGATAACGGCAAAATCAAACCCGGCCCGATAGCCGATGGAATGATCGGACTGATTGACATCGGAGGCCGCACAATCAACGTTTCCACATTCAAAGAACTGCGGGCTATCCCTACTCAAACCCTTTCGATTGACGCCGGTATGTGGTCAGTCTTGTCCGAAGTAGAGAAGCGAATAAACGCAGCCTACCCCGGCCAAAATCTACACGGCCATGAGACTATCGGAGTGTTGCAAAGCGGCTCAATTAAGCGCCGGGGAATCCCCCAGGATGTCAACGGCATTATTTATGATGTAGTCTCGTCTTTCGCCCGTAAGATTTTAGGAGAGGCATCTCAAGTGTGGGGAAGTGCTGTCAGGTTGGATATGCTATTAATATGCGGGGGCGGTGCTGAAGCAATCGCCCCGGTGATTATAGAGCAACACCCCCAAGCCAAAATGATAAACAATCCCCAATGGGCTAACGCCGCCGGATACTTGAAGTTTGGTAAGCGGGTGGAATAATGAAGCTTTTACTAAAGCTTGACGAAAGTCTTGATAAAGATATAGTCGAGTGGTTAGCTAGGGTGAAGGACGGATTCAAGACCTCCGAAATTAAGGCAGCAATCCGGCTCTATATGGGCAACCCTAAAGAGCCATCGTTGACCGAAATAATAAACGAACTGCGGGCCATCAAAGCGCAGATAGACCAAATCAAAGTTGTTTCAAATGGTGACGGGTCAGCTACTTCAAAGGATGAACCTGAGAAGGCGTCAAGGAATGTTGATGATCTGTTGAGCCGGTTAGAGGGGGGCGAGTTCGGATGACCTTAAACAGCGAATTAGCCAGACTGGGTAAGTTAATATTCTGGACAATCTCACTTTGCTTACTCCTTGTTTTAACGTATCTGGCTCTAATGGAGTTTTTAACACAATACGGTTACAGCGGGTATAAGGCTCATTTTTGGATCTATTCTTATTTGGGTACTATAGCCATAGTATTTAGCAAAGTAAGCCGGTTAGCTTATCCAACCGTTACCGAGATAGTTGAAGTTATTAAAGAAAAAATTGTACCTGTCACTATCGAAAGAACTGTAACAATTGAAAAAGAAATACCCCCCGTGAGATCAAAAAGAAATCACGAGATTATTTATGTCTTACGGCGGGCCGATGGTATCTTGAAGTTTGGTAGAACTAACAATCTAAAGAAAAGAATTGTGTCACATCAGATTGATTACAGGTCAAAATTTGATATTGCTGCCTCTTGGGTGGTTACTAGTCCTTTTGCCTATGAGCAATTAGCCCTAAGAATGACGAATGAATTTTCTTATTTTGAGGCTGGGAGAAAAGAGTTACGAAAGATGACACAAAAAGAATTAAATGATTTTATCGTAAGCTTTACCAATAAAGTCCAGAGGGAGTATAACCAATGAGCGGGGCGATGCTGGGCCGGGAATTGGACGTAAGTCGAACCACTGGCAATAAGTTGAAAAGCTTACTAGCGCCGGAGTTTTCCATTAACGGTAACGCCACCCGGCCAGGCGGTGCGTCGTGAGCCAACTCTACCGAACAGCAAAAAGAGTAGTCAATCACTGGAATGAGTTTGGTTACGAGTATGAAATTGATGAGCTAATGACCGATTTAGAAGCGGTAGTCAAGCAATCCGGGGAAATGCCAACTGTCGTCTGCCTCTGCGGGTCTACCCGCTTTTGGCGTACCTTCCAGGAGGCCGGGCTACAAGAGACAATGGCAGGCCGGATTGTGCTGAGTATCGGCGCGGCTAGTGGCACAGATGACCAGCATTTCGGCAACTTACCGAGGGAAGAATACGACGCGATTAAGGAGATGCTTGACCAGCTTCATTTACGGAAAATTGAAATGGCTGATGAAGTTTTGATTTTGAATGTTGATAATTACATCGGGGAAAGCACGCGCCGGGAACTAGCCCACGCCCGCAAGCTGGGCAAGGTGGTACGGTTTTGGGAAGCGGGCATTGGCGGTGTGTAGCACCAAACGAAAAGCCTCTGATTGCTCAGAGGCTTTTTTATATCCACTTACCCATATCATCCAATATCCTAATCAGTAAATAGATACACACTATCAAAACAACGGCGACAAAAACAACCCCCGGCATTGCGTCACCTCACTGTTATCTCTACTTCCCAGTGTACCCACTGCTTTAGATTCCCGTCTGCTGCCAACCCCCGCGCTGCCAGTTGCCCGGCGTGTTCCGGCGCTTCACAGTCCACAATGATTCCAAGCAACGCCGGCCCATCTTTAATCTTTACATCGGCCCACTCGCCCAAGTGAGCACAGTCTGGCACCGCCAGGAGAATATCAAAGTACTCGGTATTCTCCCAACCCCGGTTTGCTACCACTTTCTCAAGCGGGGCATAGCTCAAAGCTCCGCTGTAGGTTGGCTGTGGCAACAGCAGCAGCAGGCCAGCGAGGGCGGCTATCAATCCTCCAAAACCGCTTCCCTGGCAACCAACGATAGACCCATTAGCAAGCGCTTCATTTTTGTCCTGTCCAATGCCGGTTTGCCAGAAAACAGTATGTCAACCGTTTCAACAATACTAGCCTCAAGAGCCGCCGGGGTTGCGCTGAAAATCAGCTTGGCATTAGGGTTGGCAGTGAGCCAGATAAGCCGCTCCGCTTCGGCCTTCTCCCTTGCCGTTGGCAGAATCCCCCCGGTCTGTGCGCTGGTGAATAGGGCAGGCTCATCGGCGTTGAGGATCGTTTGTATATCCCCGGTCAAGGGCAACGGGCTAACCGTGTGCATAAAGGCGCTGCCGTTGTTTGAGATGTAAATATAAGCGGCCCGCGATACAGGCTCAAATGTTTGCGGGTCATTGTCAATAGTGATTTTTAAAATAGCAATACTCATAATATTCTCCTTTTAACTATAATCAGTAGGGGCTAAAATCATAACCACTGATGGTCCAAGTCGTAATGTGGCCGCGTCATTAGCTGTGCCACTCCAACTTGTACCAGCCGTAAATTGCATCCCGGCAAACGTGCGGTTGATCTGGGCCAGCGTAACCGTCAAAGCGCCGGTTATCGTAAAAAAGGCGTTGGCCCCAATATCCACTATTCCAACGGTAGTAGTACCCGGAGCGCCCGCCGTGTAGCCCGTGATGTTGTGAACGAGTGCCGGCGCTGTCCTCATTGGCACAATCAGAGGTACTTGTACACTGATGCCGTTGGTGCTAAATTTCGCCCCCCATCCAACATTGGCAGTGTTGGTTGTCGCGTCCAGCACATAGGCATAGCGTAGGCAGCGGGCTAGTAAGTTCTGGTAATTCCCAAAGGGATTTGGTAGTAAGGGGCGAGCGTATGGGCCAGGAACGGGATCACCGATGATTATCTGGAAATCATTACTTGTACTATCGCAGGCATTGACCTGATTCGCCGTACTAAAGAAGTTGCCAGTTTGCCACGCGCCGGCGGTAGTCTGGTAAGTTGAACCACCAGCCAGTGTCCAGAAAAGCCGCGCCCCCATGCCGTTGGTATAATCCCAGGTTCCGGCGCTGGGAGAGGCCGGAATTGTAACCGTTTTATACTCCCATGTGTTAGTGGTATTGATGGTATATTCAGCGACATAACTCCGGTCACTCCCACTATTGACTACCGCAAAACAGTGAGTCCCTGTCTTTGTGCCGTAAACCCAAAAGGGAATAGTCCACTGCTGCTGAGACAGCTTTAGCCAATCGTAACCCTCAATGATGTATCTAAAAAAGCAATAATCACCCGCGCCGATGGTGGCATCAATAGTAGTGCAATCGGCCTTGACCGAGTAGGCAAATTGACTACCGGCCTCCGCAACCGTTGGAACACTGGTACTTTGAGAAAGCGTATGAACCATCAAACCGGACTTGAAATAGCCTATCCGGTCTACTGCATAAGTCCCATCAGCCGCCGCCGCGAATGACGTGCCACGCTGGGCAATGATGGGGTGTCCATTGATGAGGATGGGGGGTGTATGTATTGCCTGTACAGGAAATGTCACCCCGCTTAAATAGCTCAATTCTGTAGCTGTTACGATAGAGTGAGTAATAGCCTGTCCTGAGCTAGATACCAGCGCCCGACTGGCCGTGATATTCACATCAACAATATCCCCGGCTGAATTGATGTAGTATCCTGTCACCGTTCCGGCTGCTACCGACAACCCGCCACTTTTTAGACGTGGCCCCTTTAGGACGACATTAGCGGAGGCGTGATTCACCCGAATATCTGCTGTAGCCGCGTCAAATTCCCCGCCCTCGATTGATACATTGGAGGCCGCCGTATCTATCAATACCCCGTATTTTGTCGTGCCAACGGTTACGGATACATCACAATCCTGGATAATATGGCCTGATGAAGCGCCGCCGTAAATGTGAATACCTACGGCGGTAGTGGCCGCACCGGAAGTTTTGATCGTTCTAAGATGGTCATAAACCGAGCCATCTTGATTAGATTTGATGCAACCCGACAGCGCACCTGCCGCCGTGTGAGCAACTTGTAAGTATCTCAGGATTGCGCCGACATTAGTAATTTTAAAAGTAAAATCGTTACTGATCGAACTGGTAACAATGGCCTGCCCCAACCCACCGGAAATGGTCATAGATTGGATACTCAAGTCGGTAGCAGAGGCAGAGCTAAAACTCTCCGCATCCAAAACCAGACCATCACGTAAACCTACCAGACCGGAAGCGATAGCGGTAGCGATGTCTGAAAAGGCGGCGTTTGAATTGGTGGTAGAAATCGAGAAAACATTATCAAACTCCCACGCTGAAGCTGCAACAAAAGTAAAAATGATAGACCACGAACCGGCGGCTTTATAGTAGACCCGCCCGTTAAGGTCATCCATATAAAAATCACCATCAACGCCCGTACCCGCACCTGGCGCTCCGCTGCCATAATACCAGATTGTACCGTCGGCCCCGTCCGTGCCATTAGTTCCATTTGTCCCGTTTGTACCAGCCGCCCCGGTTGCGCCCGTCGCTCCTGTGGCTCCGGTTGCGCCCGTCGCCCCGGTTGCACCTGTGGGGCCGCCGATGTTGCCTATAATCCCCCAAACCCCGGTTGATTTATAATACAGGTCATCATTAGAAACGTTGAGATAATAGTCGCCGTCTGACCCTAACCCACCCCCAGGCGCACCCGCGCCATTGTACCAGGGCGCACCGCTGGTGATTGTGCCAGACCATTCGGCAGTAACGAGTTGTTCTATGATCTTTTTATGTTCTGCTACTTGGGCTATTAAGTCGCTCATACTTCCACCTGCAACTTTGCGTGGATCGTCTCTTTACCCCCAGAATAATCTAGTGACACCGGGCTTATGATAGCCTCATGGCGTTCCCTAAATTCTTCCACTACTACCAAGTCACCGTGATTCCAATGCGTCCCAAATTGACAAGATGGCGTATTGACTATATCGCCGGCCAGTTGCAATCTAACCCGCTTGTCTCTAAGTAGGGTATAAGCCTCGGCCAGTACCGCATTATCGGTTGTCGCCATACTTGCTTGTCGAGTTGCCTCTTTAATGTAGCCAAAAGGACTCGCGGCTATTCGGGTAGCATCCGAAGCCGTTTGTACGTTACGCGCTGCCTCGGTACCTTGCCCCAATCCAAAAGCCCGATTGACTACGCCTTTATAATCTCTTGTCAGGCTGACATTTTCCAGATTGCCGTACTTGTGCGAGAAGATCAAAGGGGAGTCGCTATCTAACCCACGATTCTCGCCTCGTGTACCGGCGTAGGTTTTGAGTTGTAACAATCGGGTGGTTAAATCGCTTGGAGAGGATAGTACCACGTCCCAAAATAGGCGCGTCCCTTGATTAGCTGATGCTTCGCAAAGCTCATTGTAAATCAAATTCAGCTTGCGCCGGGCGAATGATTTGGTAATCGTTTCGCCCTCGCTGCTGTCTGTCTGGATTGTCAGTAAGTCCGACATATCCCGGCTTGTATCGGTGGCACTGGCCCCTACGTTTTCAGCGGCTATCTCTTTAATCATGTCATCAGCCGCCCCGGTTTTGGCGCTGTAAGCCGTGCCGGCGTCATAGGCTACAATCGGCCAAGAGGCAATAAAGGCGGCAGAGTAACCCACCAGCCGAATAGTATAGGCCCCGTTTTTACTGATGCTCTGTTCACTCAAGACAGTCAAGAATGGCGATTCCCCTTGCATCTGTTTGGGCTGGTCATTCACCCCGCGCCAAACTTCCAGCCATCCATCCTCTTGAACCAAGCCAAAATCAAACTCTTTACCAAAACTATCACGGCCTGCAAAAACAACTTCAGCCACCCCCCAATTGTTTTGAGCCAGCCCCACAGATATTTTTGAGATGCCCTTGATGGTTTGGTATCGCTCACCTGTCTGTGAGCCAATCCAAACGGTATAAGAGGGGATTATTGATTGTGAGGTTGTCATACGCCACCGTCAACGCTTTCGTGGAGTAGCTCCCACGTCATTGACCCCGTTGCGCTGCTATCGGTTATCAGTAAATTAACCGAGTTAGCCCCCGGTTGAAGTGACCATTCGTCAAGATCGGATTGCTGGATTTTGCTATTTAAGGCCGGTCTAAGATTGCTCTTAAGCGTCTTTTTGAATAGCCGCAAATCCAAAGTCATCGTCTCTGTGCCGCCTAAAGTCAAGCCACTGAATTGGATTGTTTTCCCGGTGGTTACGTTGGTTAATTCTCGCACCGTCCCCGGCCCCGTCACCTTAACCACCGGATAAGCGTTGGCTGTGCCATTGTTGGTTATAGTGGTAGTGCCAGGACTGACCGCCGACCCCGCTGTGCTAAAGCCTAGCGTGATCTCATCACCGTCAATTAGAATGGCGTAGACGGTAGGGGTAGAGGGCAGGTCAACGTCAAGTTGAAAGAATAGGCCGCTTGAGTTGGCCGGGTAGAGTTTAGTAACACCCTCTGCTGACACTCCCCCAATAGTTGCAAATGCCCCGCCAATGAATAGCTGCCCGTCCTCATCAAAAGTCAGAGCATAGATAGTCGCCGTGGTTGACGTGGTAATGACTGTCCATTTTGTGCCGTTGTAATAAGCGAGTAGACCACTATCACCGGCAACCCAGACATTGTTATTAGTTGGGTTGATGGCAATGGCCCGGACAGTACCAGAGACGCCAGAGGCCAGGGCTACAATTCCACCCGCGCTTGTCCACTTGGCAACGTAATTAAGGGTAATTGAGCCGTGCAGGGTGAACGCACCTCCAATATAAAGATTGTCACTGCCATCAATAGCCAGCGTGTAAACAACGCCATTTAAGCCTGATATACTCAGATTAAAAAAGTCGCTGCCATCAGCGCCATAGCCGATTATGTAATTAGTTGGAGAAGTGAACCCCCCCCCAATGTAGATATTTCCGCTTGTATCTTTTACCAGCGCGTTAATAGCAGCGTTGACGGTTAGACTAGCTAAACTTTGAGCATCATCGTTGAAAGCTGCTCCGTCAAAACGGATAATGTAATCACCGTTAGCCGTGCCGATATTAGTAAATGATCCCCCGATATAAACATCAGTGCCGATAATTCCCACGCAATTACCTAATGAGGTTATCCCAGTCGAAAGAGAGCTAAAGGCACTACCATTCCATTTAGTGATACCATCACCGTTGGCATCTACTAAATCTATAAATGTACCAGCTATATAAACATCAGTACCAGAAATAGCAATACCATTGACCTGCCCTCCGCCAATTCCCGTGCTTAACGGATTCCAAACGGCACCATCCCACCGGGCAATACGTACCGCATTAGCTACCCCCCCCATTAAGGTAAAGCTGCCGCCAACATAAATATCTGAACCAGAGATTGCAATAGCTAATGCGGAATTATTGTTTGCTCCCGTTCCTAAAGGGCTAAATACACTACCATTCCAAAGTGCCACCCGGCTAGTACTGGCTACTCCTCCAGCTAATGAAAAAGAACCAACCAAGTAGACATTTGTGCCACTTGTGGCTAGTCCGTGACAAACATCATTTAATCCAGTTCCCAATGAACTCAAGGTACTGCCGTTCCATTTTAGGATGTAATCACCGTTAGCATCCCCAATATTTGTAAAATCACCCCCAATATAGAGATTGCCCGAACTATCAAAGGCCAACGCTCTAATTGAAGTTGCACCTGACAAGCCAGAAGTAACACTACTCCAAGCACTGGTTAAAATATTCCATTTAGCTATTTTTGATGTACTGGCTACTCCTCCCGCTGATGTAAACGTGCCGCCG